AGGTTTTGGTCTGGGTCTAGGTTTTGGTCTGGGTCTGGGCCTAGGTCTGGGAGTGAAAACAAATGATCTTAAGAGGAAAAAAACAAAAGTGGTCCAGGTTTTGGTCTGGGTCTGAGTCCAGGTCTTGGTCTGGGTCTGGGTCTAGGTTTTGGTCTGGGTCTAGGTTTTGGTCTGGGTCTAGGTCTAGGTCTTGGTCTGGGTCTGAGTCTAGGTCTAGGTCTAGGTCTAGGTTTTGGTCTGGGTCTAGGTTTTGGTCTGGGTCTGGGCCTAGGTCTGGGAGTGAAAACAAATGATCTTAAGAGGAAAAAAACAAAAGTGGTCCAGGTTTTGGTCTGGGTCTGGGTTTAGGTCTTGGTCTGGGTCTGGGTCTTGGTTTAGGTCTTGGTCTGGGTCTGGGTCTTGGTCTGGGTCTGAGTCTTGGTCTGGGTCTAGGTCTTGGTCTGGGTCTGAGTCTTGGTCTGGGTCTAGGTCTAGGTCTTGGTCTGGGTCTGAGTCTAGGTCTAGGTCTAGGTCTAGGTCTTGGTCTGGGTCTTGGTCTGGGTCTAGGTCTGGGTCTGGGAGTGAAAGCAAATGAAAAAATATCATCTAAACAATACAACTAAAGATGGTATCAAAGTTGTAGAACATTCAGAAAATAAAAAAGGTCAACATATTTATTTAAATAGGTGCAAGGGAGATAGAGTATTTAAGAGAGATAATTTGTACTTCATTGTAGATAATACTTCTTGTGGATATTATGGTCCTTATGTTACAATAGAAAAATGTGATGAGGACATAGAAAGAATAGAAAGATTAGAATCAAAAGAATAAAAAACATGTCCTAATAAAGCTTAGGTCTAAACCTAAGAAACCAGAAAGAAAAAAAGTACAAGAACAATTTGATCTATATGGTGGCATAACATTAGAACAATTGGTTGAGTGGGCACATCAATTTTCATATGGATTTAGTCAATTCAAAGTAGTAGATTATTATGATGAGTATATTGGAGATGGTGATAAAGTATTAGAATTAGAACATCCAGAATCAAACGAAGAATACAACAAACGATTGAATGAATACGAAGAAGCTCTAAAGAAGTATAACCAATGGGAAAAAGAAAACAAAGAACTTATTGCCAAAGAAAAGCAGAGAAGGAATAGGGTAAACCAAAAGAATAATCAGAAGAAGAAACAGAAATTAAAATCAGAATTGGCAAGAATAAAAAAAGAATTATCCAAGCTATCCTCATAATATCCCTATCCTTTTCCAATTATTTCCACATTTATTGAAAATATACCCCATGTTCGGGTACCAATCTCTCTCAAAAATCGCTTAGAATCGATTCTCAGGGCTCATGGACCTATGTTTGTGAGGTGTTCTAGGCATACTGTGGACACTGATTGCAAACAAAGAGCAGAAAAGTGTTGACACCTGCTGTCAGTTTGGTACAATGGAAAACATGAGGAACGACAAAGATCATATGGGCTGCCACTTGTATGATATACAAATCGTTCGTCCTGGCAGGGAAAATCGGGGTTAGATTAAATGCCTCGACTAGTCTTTAAGCAGGGATAGACTGACATCTAGTGTGTATGTCGGACTGCTTCAAAGCTAGATTATATTTAATGAGTCCTGGGCACGACTAGATTCAAAACTGCCCTATTTTATTATGCCATTCTTATGTCATTTAATTGTTTTATTCAAATATCTAATTATAAATCACCTATTAATATTTGTATTAATTGCATAGAATTATTCAAAGAATCCTATATTACCCCCACATACGGCTTATGAAAAACTTTATTATAATTTTAAATAATTTAACTATAAAATGAAATAAATAAAGAAAACTGTTAATAAATTTTGTATCCCGAAACCCCTTATGGTATAATTAGTAAACTAGGAGAACAAAAAGAAATAAAAAATGAATTGTACTATTTGTGGAATTGATATAATGTATCTTTTATCTGGAGTATTTGCACCTAGAGTATTTATTTATAAGGATATTGATAATAGAGGTTGGAATTATCATCTTGAATGTTTTGAAAGAGCAACAGGAATAAAAATAGATTTATCAATAAATTTTGATAACATAAAATATGATTGTCCTTATTGTAACAAAAGAGGTAATTTACTTAATAGAATGCACATATTTTTAAACAACGAACCACATAATACATTTTACTTATGTGATAAATGTATAAATTTAATTGTTCCACTTGATAACAAAATTGGAAGCAATAAATAATGAATTGTCGGAACTGCCACAAAGAAAAAAAAGAAAAAAACATATGTTTAATTGAGCACAAAAAAACAAATTATGGTTATAAAGAGTTTGTTATATATTGTTTGTGTCCTGAATGTTTTATACATTTAATTGGAGAAGACATAAGAAAATATAAGTTTAATCGTTCAAACAATCCTGCTGGCATATGTTATTGCTGTAAAGATATATCTTGTTGTTCTCCAAATCATTATTACTATTACGATTATGATTTTAATAAAATGAGTTTGTGTTATACGTGTTATAGCAAATACTTTCATTCTTATAAACTAGATCCACCATTTTAGGAAATACAAATGAATAGAGATAAATGTACAAGATGTGGTTTTGTTGGATACGATAAAATAATTGTAACCCTTATGCAATATGATGATCACGTTATTACGTTGTTTGTATTGTGTTCTCAATGTTTTCAAATATTTACAGGTATAAGTTTAGATGAATTCAAGGAGCCTATTCTAACCAATTGTTATTTATGTGATTCTAAAGTTTGTACTATATATGGTCGACCATTACAAAGAAATAAACGGTATGTTTTTATTCACTATAAAAAACCCGATAAAGTGATTGTGTTATGTGCGGATTGTTATAAAAAATGGTTTGTTTGGAGCTAAAGAAAATAAAAAAAGTTATAAAATGATCTACTGTATTAAATGCCATGAAGTAATTGGTCCTGAATCTGTAACTCTAATAAGAGATTGTGGCACAGAAGGAGATGATACAATATATGATTTGTGTCCATCCTGCTTCAAATATTTAACAGGCATGGATATAAAAAAATAAACAATATGAATCTAACTATCTAAAAACAAACACTTGTTCTATATGCAGCACCAATTATTTATATGGTCCATTCTATTATTATTTAACCATAGATAACAATAACTTATCTGAATACTATATTGATTTATGTGAACAATGCTATATGAAATACTTTTATTCAAAGGAATTAGATGAAGTAACTCCAATTTATAAAAAGGAATTGGCACAATAACCCAAAAAGAAAAAGATACAATTGAATGTACTTGTCAGTATAAATTATCTCTAGAAACTTTACCCAAATTAAAATCAAAAATAGAATTAGTAAAAGAATTAGAAATAAATTCTAAACAATCTATAGTATTAAATATAAATCTAGAGTGTCCCTACTGTAAAGGATATATAAATAAAAATATATATGATTCTAAATCAAACAAACTATATTTTATACATAAAAAATTGCAATGGTACTTATGTTATGCTATGTAACATTAAGTTATGTATGATAACATATATTATTTAATGTATATCTTTGTTTTGCCACCCAAACCAATTCTTTGTCAAGCAAAAACGACATATAATTTAAAAAATATTCTCTTGACATCCATTTTATTTTTATGATATACTAAAAACATGTCTTATATAATAAAAAACATATGCCCACGGTGTTCTGATAAAAAAAATAAAATGGTTTATTGTTATTTTATTCCAAAATACGAAAGTGAAATAACAATAAGAAAATTTTTTTATTGCCATAAATGTTTCCAACAAAAAACAGGAATACAAATAAATGAATTTATACTAAGAACATTTCAACACAATTGTTATGTGTGCAATACAGAATTATATAATTGGATAAATAATTGTAAACTTCCCTATCTAAGGCGTGATGATTTATATATTGTAGAAACAAATAATATTGATAATTGTTTTGAGAAATATTACAGTATATTATTCTGCCCAGAATGTTATGATAAATGGATAAAAATATAATGAAATGTGATAGATGTAATAAAGAAACAGTATGTGAATATATACAGATGGAAGCTTATAATTATTGTTATTCTTGTTTTTCTTTTCTTACGGGAATTAGCTTAGAAGAATTAAAAAAACCAATTGTAACTAATTGTTATTGTTGTAATAAAAAACTATGTGATAAATATGATCCAACTCCATTTAAATCATGTGATTATATATGCATTCATAATAGAATAAATAACTATCTTTTAGTTGTATGTTGTAAGTGTTATGATAAATGGTTTCAAATAAGACATAAGAAAGTACAAATTTAAGTGATGTCTATAGTCTACATTCCCGCGTGTGTACATTTATTCATTTTGTTTTTTACTGGGAGAGTTTTAATACTCTAATTCTATACTCAATTAATTTCATTACAGTTTTTTTCTTTTATTTTTGCACACAAAAAGAGTCATTTCCGCGTCATATTGTTTAACAACAGTATACAATTATGGTATAATCATAGTTGCAGCTGTAGTTTAATGGTAAAATCTAGGTCTTCCGAATCTTAGGATGCCAGTTCAAATCTGGTCAGCTGCTCGAAAGGAAACAAACAATATGGATACAACTATAAAAGCTAGATGCTCAATTTGTGCTGAAGCAATAACAGAAGCAGATAAACATTATTATATCTGCACAGCAGATCCATACAATAAGAATGTGTTATATTTCTGCCCTAGATGTTCCAAACAATTAGGATTTAATTTGATAGATTTAGAGCTAGAGAAAGTATCTATTGTTAATGGTACATATAGTTGTAAGCATGTAAAGAATATTTCTAGAATAAAACCAAAAGAAATAAGTTATTGTATAGGTTTAGTTGGAGAACATGAACCAAGCTTTACAACAGAAACCTTTTATTGTAAAGAATGTTTTCTGAATATAATAGGAAAGAATTATATAAATAAATTGATACAATTATTGATAGATGAATATGAAACAATATATATTAACGAAGGTGTAGTATCAGATTATTTTATAACAAAAGATGCTTTTTATGATTTTCTGGTGCAGTACAAATTAATTATCAATAAATATGGGTAGGGTAGACCTAGGGCAAGCTCTAAAAATCGCTTAGAATCAATTCTCGTGCGATTTTGGCCCCATAGAATCAGGAGATACAGTCAATTGTGAGTCTTCAAAAGCAGTGAAAAAGGAACAAACAAAAGAAAGATTAAACCTTTTTCCATCAACTGAATAAACATTTTCTTGTTTATCCACATGTTTTACTTCAATTACTCCACCATTTTTTAGATTGGCATAAAGTTTGATAGACATTTTAATTCCTTTCTTTGTTGTTAGATGATTTCGTCTGAATCAAATTCACTAAACTCAATCCAACTATCATTCAATTCAATCATTGCAATTGAATTAATTTTGTTTCCTTTGTTTTCGAATATTTCTTTTTCTTCTAAAGAAACAAAATACTTTCCTGATTCTAATCCTTCTATTATTTCTTGTTCTGACAAATCACTAGCAACAATATAGAAATCAATAGAACCATTAACATTACAATTAATCATCTTTTTTTTCTTTCTTTTGTTGGACTAATTTTAATTTATTATATCCAACAATAATTGTCAAGTAAATATTTAATTGCCTTTAATGAATGCCCACATTTGACGGAGCACACCAGGAGAAACATTGCCATGGGAAATAGGAAGAGCAAAAGTTTTATTTGAACTATTGTTCTTCCACATTTCGTGACTACGTGTAACTCTATCCTTAATGCATTTGTTTTGTTTGAGAATCTTTCTTGCCTCTTTTACTTTGCACGGCTTCATGATTTCATATCCTCCAATTCAGCAGAACACCAATCGCATTCTACTTGTCCACTCAAAGACAAAACAGAGTTTGTATATCTAAAGGTAGGATCTTTTTTTGCTTTCTTTAGATGGTATGAACAAAGATCTTGACTGGTCCAGGTATTATCCTCATCTTTAAATACTGCTCTACGAATAGCTTTTTTTGGTTTTTGGTTTCTCACTTGTTACCTCACAATCTCAGATACAGTTTTAGCTGCGGTTCCGTGCGCATGAAAACCAACAATTACTTTTCGATTAACCTTGGCGCACAATTGGCATTGTCCGCAAGTAATGGTTTTGTTTATTTCGTTGGGACAACTAATAACTGGCCTTCCCTTGGGAGTCTTTAGTTTATTTGGAGCATCTTTGGGGAGAACTACAACAACAGGACCGATCTTTAGAGCAGATAGTTTATCAGCCAAGGTCAAATTATCTGCACTAAGATTGATCACAAAACCATTTTTGTTCGCTTGCTTTATCAATGCACGATTGCGTTTGGCCAATTTGGTCTTGCCCAATACAGGTTTATGTGTATAGGTAAAACCACGTTTACCATTGTTGGCTTTAACCAGTTTGCCTAATAGAGTTTTATTGATTCTATTTTCTTTGCCAGGAAGATCTCCAACTTCATTATGACGCCAAAGGGTACCTTCCAACAAAGCATCTACTTTATCTAGAAACTGTTTCCATCCTAGCTGTTTTTTAACTAGGTTGCGCCAATGAATACCACTGTTGTGATATTTACCATAACACCCTTTTTTTCTAAAAGGGCAAGTTGTGGGACAAGTGTCTGGTTCGCTTCGAGATACAGGCAAACCATAGAGTTTACGGTTTCCACTCTTTGGGGTCAGGTCTGGCATAATGCCTCCCTTTGATTATAAAATAACAAAGTCAAGAGAAAATGTCAACAAGAAAAGTAAAAAGAATCAGCCATGAAACTTGCGTGAATTGCCAGAATATTGCCCACGCCTACGTCTAGCATTAAGATTATTTACTTCATTATAATCCAATTGGCTATAATGCTTTGAATACATTTGTTGTTGTTTGACTGATTTAATATGAGAAATAGGATACCACTTTCCATCTTCACCATTAACTAATCCGGCTTTGCGTTGACTTAAACAGTGCGATTGATATCCCTTTTTATTTCTTCCTTTTCTTTTGTAGCTATGTTTGCGGCCGCCTTTGATTTTAGACATTTGATTAACCCCTTTTCTTTTTTGTTCTCATCTAAAATTTTAAAACAATCACAACAAAAGTAACCAACAATTTTATCTGGATAAATTGTTACAGTATTATCCAGGTCAATTGTCTTAATTACTTTAATCAGGTTTTTATGTTTGCACATTTCGTTTAACCTTTTTGGGTAGTTTAGTGTCATGCCCAGGACAAACCAAAAAAAGAGACAATGAAATATTGCCCAATTATATTACCACACCTAACACCATATGTCAAAGTATTTTCTCATTATTGTTTTTGCTTCGAGTGATAACAAAGAGAAAGAATTGATTAGTTTCTTTGCTACTAATTGTTGTTCCGATTTATTTGCAATCCACTCTATTAAATTGATTGTTTCATAAGCTTGACATTCAGGAATATCTAAAGAATTGTTTTTAATTAAACGATTCCTTGCAATCTCAGAAACAATAAAATAATTTGTTCTAAGTAATTTTAATTGCTCTTTTTTTTGTTTGGAATTCATGCCGGTACTAGTTTTCCTTTACAATGTTTGCAAAGATAAACATATCCCTTAAGCATCTTTGCTCTTTTTATTCCAGATATTTTATGAGTCATGCAACTGCACTTGTAAAGGTATCGTTTTTGCTTTCGTCTAAGCCCGGTTCTATCTACACTGTGTGTTCTAGTTGGGGTTTCTCCAGCTTGCACCATACAAGCTTTCCACAACTTGCCATGGGGTTTTTTCCATGCAATGTATCCGTATTTATTCAAAGCAATAAGGTGACAAGCTTCGTGAACGATTGTGTTTATTCGTTCTTTTTTAGTTGCCCTTGGCCAAAGTGGCAAGCTTAGTTCGATTGAATAGTCAAAACAAGCTCGACCCATGCATCGGGTCAACCGATTATTAAATCGAATTGTAATTCGGTTGCACAACATTGGCACGTTGTTTGCAATGCAAGCTTGTTCGACAAGTGATCTTGCCTTGATTAATTCTTTTCTTTGTTCCAGATGACTTAACACGTTTCCTCCCAGTATTTGTCACAAGGTTTATCCATGGTCTTAGCTTACCTCGTTTGATCTGATAGTGTCAACCTTTGCGGTAGGAAAAATGGATTGAATATACCCAACAAGGTCTTTTTTGCTTAGACATGGTGGGACTTTGATTGGTGTACCGTTTTTAATTTGTTTTAAATAATTGTCAATACTCGATTCGGGATGCAAAAAATAAAGAGAATCTATAAACGTTGAATTGTTTTCACCCAAATTAAGAACACTGATTGATTCAACATAAGTTTCTTTATTTATTTCGTCTATATAGAAACTTGGTACCAAAGAAAACGATTCTTTTTTTAGTGCCGTTAGGTGCTCAAATGAAACATTGATCAACATGATTTAACCTTTTTTGGTTTGAGTATGGTTTCACCCGAAAAGGCCAGGGTTTGCCTGGCCTATCGGGTTGGGGTTTGGTTGATTGATTAGGTGCGGAAAACCAAAAACGTAGAAACCTTTCGTGCAAGTTCTAGTTGTTTGGTACTTAGGGTCTTGAGTAGATATTCTTTGTCCCAATTGGTGCGACTCTGTGAGTCAACGATCAAACCCTTTCGAGTAATCTTTTCAAAGGTTGAATCAATTTCTTTATTGGCCAAACCAAGTTTCTTCTTTAGGGTTTTAATGATTTCTTTTTCTTCTTTGACTAGTGCGTTTTTCTCTTTTCTCACTTGTGCCAGTCTTTCAATTTCTTTTTTCATTGCTTTTAACCTTTCCTGGTACGTGTTTGATTGTCTAATTATTGATCAACCCGTTTCGTTTGTCAACCCCCTTCACCCGAAAAGGCCAGGGTTTGCCTGGCCTATCGGGTTGGGTTTGAGGTTAGGTTTATGCTGCCAACTGTACTTGGTTTGAAAGAACCTTGAAAAACGATCCGCGAATCTTATCTGCTGCACCATCAATAAGGTTTGACTCGGTGCGTGCTAGATCTTCAAGAGGTGAACGAGAGGGATCGTTGGTATCAACCCCTGCTACCCTAACCGTTGTCTCGTGCGTGAGATATTCTGTCATAGCGTTATAGGCTGCCCAAAGCGTGTTTTGATTATCCTCGTGGATCCCTTGGCCATTGTTGAACAATTCGACGATCCGATTGTGTCGGTTGAGTGTGCGGGTTGATGGATCGGTTCCTTCCTTTACCCCGTCCAACTTGCGCAATGCGTCAACAAGCATTGGTTCAGTATATTTGACAGTCAACATCTTTTCGAAAACAACTCCAGCCCGATCAAAGTAACCTTTAAGCAACCTAGCTGCATCATGGGCAGCTTTCAAACGGTTAACGCTATGCTTGGTATGCCGCACACGATACAAATGGGCACCATCTTTATCGTTTTTGTCAAAAGGAACTGCTATACCATTGGTGCAAACCATTCGCCACAATCCAGCGATCAAGCTTGAAGCCAACGATCCATCAAATCCCGTGCCGAATTCCACACGACACTTGATGTTATCGTCTCCACCAATTTTCAATTCTTGGGGCATAGAAAGAGAAACGAAACAACGAGAACCAAACCAAGACACCTTGTCAATTGTTGCTCCCATTTCACTCATGAACGGTTGAACAAAACCAACGATTTCGGGTTCTCTTAGATTGTGGATCTGATAGTTGGATCCGACTGTACCCAATACCTCACCAGTGTCAGAACGGTAGGTATGAGCGGTATCGTTGACTTGAACCATGGTGTCATTGATGCAAGCGAAGGATGGTGCTTTCTCAACCATTGGTACCATTGCTTGATCCAACGCATCGACAAAGGAATCGGTCTCATTGATTTGGATGATTTGATTTGTCATGACAGCAACCTTTCCGCCCTATCGGGCTTTGTTCGTTTGACTATAAAGAATACCACAACCACAAAATGAGTCAATAAAAAGATTGATTCATATGTCTTTTTTTGATCACCTGTTCAGTATGACATAAGGATCATAGTGGCAACAAGAGAAACAAATAAAGATCTATTTTGACGCATTGCGTATTGACATATTGATTTGGCATATATCATGCATATCAAATTATGACGCAGCGTGTCTACTTTTTTCTATTGACAAATGAATTAATTTGTTGGATCACTATGACGCAGTATGTTATTTAACACAGTGCGTCAATTTGATGCAGTGTGTTAATTTGATGCAGTGTGTCAATTTGGTTCTCGATGAAAAAATATAATGCATTGCGTTATGGTATGATCTATGCTATATACCTTGCATCTATTATGCCAATAATGCATTGTGTCATTGGCATAGTCTTTGAGGTATGACACTACGCAGTGTGTCAAGTTTTAGAAATAAGATTAGGTTTCTTGTGTACTCTGTTGATTTATATATGAAAAATAACTTGGGGTATATGAGCGATTTTTAGATCGACCTAGTATGATTCTACATATTGTTTGCTTAATGGCCCTTAAATTCAATTTGTGGGATAGGCTGTAAGTAATTGATTCTATTGGGGAATTAGAGCATTGGCATACCCTATGCATAATAATAGCAAGGTGCGTACCAACCTTTGCTTACACCTTATGTATACGCTATGTTGCCATACATTACACTGCCATATATTGCCATACATTGCACTATATGTAGTGTATGGCGGGTTCACCCGACGCAGTGCGTCATGGGGGTGCTGGAATAGTCCAAACTCAACGCACAGCCCAAAATTGGAAATACGAAAAAGTATACATTAAGTTTTATTATCAGTAAATTCCCCATACCAATGCCACACACCTATGCCAAATATAGTTCCACCCAAAATAATTAAAGACAATATTAATCCCAATGTTCCTAATGATATCAACCACTCTAAAAACAAAAATACCCCAATGCAAATCATCAAAAACACAAACATAATTCCAAATGCTTTGAATAGAGCTGCCCAATTCATAATGTCATCCTATTTTTATTTATATGCCCATAAGAATAAAACTATGGTACCATACATTCCAAAAAATTGCTAGCAAAATTTTTTCATATATGATAGAGTATACAAATGTGTAGAGTATGCAATGATGTAAAACCAACATTGTTTATAATTGGTAATACATTAATCCATTATCCATTATTTAGTTGTTGTATAGATTGTGCTAAATTATATTTTGATTTATCTGTATTAAGATATAATTCTTTCTTTAATAAATGTAATAGATGTAATTGTAACAAAGCATATTATTATTTTGATTTACGTTGGGGAACATCAAGATTTTCAATAGAATCTGTACATTATTGTCAACAATGTTTCAAAATATTAACAGGATTTAATACACCTGAAGATATAGCTGATTTTTTGTATTCTAAATAATATTTATTACAATATATCCTTCATTTAAATTTGTGATTAATGAAATAAAACATTCAGGTTTTCCCGAATATTATGATGCCACAAATATGTCCGTAGAGCAGGTTATTGAAAATTGGGCTGAAAATAATATGAAGGCTCGTGAAAGAGTTTATAAAGTTCCAATTGATCAATTGTGGCCATACAGAGAATATAACTGGAACAGAAAAAATTCTCGTGAAGGAGAATTGAAAGTTGACAATATAACAACCTGGGTTTGGGGTCCAATCAAATGGGATGCTATAAAAGAATCAATGAAAAAAGAAGGGTGGAAAGATGGTTCTTGGCTAACTTTATATATTGGACAAGAAGATGGTTCAGCATATTTAGGTGAAGGTAATCATAGAATTGTTATAGCAAAAGAATTGGGAATGAAAGAAGTTCTAGTTGTGTATGGCTTTAGAGATGGAAAAGTTGGAAAATCTATCAGCACTCCTTCTCAATATGAATCAGAGCCAGAAAATGTAAAATTGAAAGATATAATTGTTGCATTGAAGAATTTATCTCCACAAGAATTTGATGAGCTTGAAGATTGGTATGGTGATCAAAAGGCTATACGTCGTAATGATTTTATTTCTTTGATGCAAAAGAAAGGTATATTGAAATAACTATTTCTTGATTTTTTCTTTATATTCTGCTACTCTTTATTACAGAAAGGATTTAATAATTATGAAATTTGGAAAATATAAAATATTTTGTTATTTTTGTCAAAAAGATTTTGAAAAATTTGATAATCAATATGTAATGATTGGATTATACAATTTTAGATTGATATGTTGTTGTGATTGTTGGAAAGAAAAAAGTGGAAATTATATTGGAGAAGAAAGTAATGTATGCAATATGTGTCAAAGTGTAGACAATCCAGTATTTATATGTTGTTTTAATTATCAAAAAAATATTAAACATATTCATCAATATAATTTGTGTCGTATTTGTGCTAGAAATGATTTTTTAGGTGAAAAATTTTATGATGATTTGATAAGTCCTTTTGGGAAAGGTGGTTATATAATATGACATATTTTCGTTTATCACAACCAAGTCCATTGATATTTCATTTAGAATTTGATAATGAATATGATTTGGCAATGCATTTTCTTAGATATCAAGAATTTTATGAATCACCTGAATTTAAAGGACAAATTTTTTCTATTGTTGACTATATGGATTGGTATGCAAAAAATGAATCAAATGAGTTGACGTTTACATATCCAATGGATTGGAATGGGTTTAATGTGCCCAGCAGAGTGTTTGATGAGTTGTATGAAAACAAAGAAGTTTTGGATTGGAACATGTATGACACTTTTATGTACGGTGTATACAAACTTTGTAAAGATCAACATCCTAATTTTTATTTGATTGGTACATTAGTTGATGATGAAAATACAATGAAACATGAAATGGCTCATGCTTTGTTCAATATAAAGACAACTTATAAATGTGATATGAGCAATCAAATTGCATATATGGATGAACAAGCTAGAAGTATTATCAGGGAATATATCCTAAATACTGGATATGATGAAGAATTTCTTAATGATGAGATGCAAGCTTATTTATCTACGGGGGTTCCTAGAAAGTTAAAAACAATTCTAGAAAAAGATTCTATTGACGTAAAAACATTAAGAAAACCATTTATGGAAATATATGAAAAATATGTTAAATAATAATTCAACATATATATGTATTCTTTGTAAAAAAAATATTCTTATAATGAAAGTATGAGTTTTCATTATTATGTTCCTTCTTGGAAATATATATTTTTTATGTGTAAAAATTGTTGAAAAAAGAATATGGGAAATGCTCTTCCCAGACCAAACAAAAATACTATAGCACTTGAAGATCATTGTGATATTTGTTGTACAAATTTATATATGACTTTTAATGTTAAAGGATATAAAGAAAGCAAAGGAATGGTTGCAATTGCTTATCATGAAACAAATAAGAAGTCAACATATTTTATGATTTGCTCAAAATGTTTTATTGAAGAATTTGGTCATCCAGAAATTATACGTGTAACGGAATCTCTTCTTAAAAAATCTATCTTCTAGGGCAGTATTCAGTATTATGATAAATACACCCACCATATTTCTTGCAGTGAGTTCTGTTTTTTAAATGCCTTCCTTTTCTTATATTATTCAAGGCTTTATCAACAAAACTTAAAGCATTTTCTAGCTTTTTCTTTCCCGAAGTAACTCTTAAAACCTCAATGATTTTCTTAGATTTGGGGTTTCTTTCTAGCAAAACGAAGTAAGTCTCTAAATCTTTTGGGTTTTTTATGTTGTGCTTCTTAATGTAAAAATTTTTATATAAGCTTAATTGATAATCTTTGTATTTATCTTGAAATTTTTTGAACATAAAATTGGAAGAACAAGTTTTGAAATCAACTATGACCAATTTACCTTCTTTGGTCTCAATGACCATATCAATGAATCCCTTGAACTTGATATCGCCATAATCCTCAAATAATGTTTCTTCTGATGATAAAACTTTATAACCTTCACCAAAAGCCTTAACCATGTGGTCATCAATGTTCCTCAATATGATTTCACCACTCTCTCTGATACCTTCAAGATCCCATTTGTCATGATCAATATATTTTTTGTAAATTCGTCCAAATTTGCCCCAGGTTCGATTTAAATTATTAATGATGGGGTCGAGGTCATTTTTATTAATTAAAAAGCTCTGAAGCGAATTATGGAGCAATTTGCCCCATATTGTGGGCACACTGTTGGGGCTTTTTGCTATTTTTAGAATGTGATGTAGATAAAAATAATAAGGACAATCCTTCCAATTGATCAAAGAAGAGTATGAAACTCTATCAAGCTTGTCCTGCACAATTTGCACTTTATTTCCTTATTATATCATAAATTTTATATTTTTTCATATCTTTGCAATAATCTTCCATACATGGGCCATATAGCAACCAACACCATCTTTCTTTGTGTTTTGGCTGAACTGGACAACCTGCACCATCAGTTAGAACAAAAACTGCTTTTGGATATTTTTTGAAATTATTTTGAATATATTGTTCAATAATATCAAATTTTGTTCCACCACCACCAATTGGATCCTTGTCGCCTTTAGGATCATATTCATAACATTGTGTGTCAAAGGAAATCGCTTTAATTTTAATATGATCTGGCGTATTCTTGATAAGAGTTGCGAACAAAGACAAAGCATTATAGTCAATTGAACCAGAAGAATCAATTGCTACAAATACTTCTTGAATTTCTCTGTCTTTCCAGTAGGGCAAAAGAACATCTGGATAATAATCGTACAACTTTCTGTTGGGTCTATTCCAAACATCCTCCATCTTTCTAATCTCAACAAAGTTTGCAAGAATACGATCCCAGTTTAGACTTGAGTTTCCTGTGCTGATACTTCTTTTGTTTTTGTTAATTTCATTGCCAGCAACAGATGGATCTGTGGTTTTGTTGTATTCGTCCTCCATTTTTTCCATCTGATACAATTCTTCTTCAGTTAGACCAGAGCTGCTCTTGTTTCTTTCAATAAAGTCCTTGATTTTCTTGACAAATTCTTCTTTCAATGTACCATCTTCGTTGAAAAAACTTTCCCAAGCATGTTTCATCATTTTATACTCAGGTGGATCCTCCATCAATTCAAACACTTCTTCTGAAGTTAAGTCGTGACAATCCATATTGATGACTTCTTTTCCGTACATTAAACCGCTTTTTTTGCCTGCCTTTTTTATGCCTTCATAAATTTCATCACCAAAAACGTGTCTAATTTCCTTTTCGGTTGATAAAATTTTGGGAAACTTAAACCAAAAAACCAAAGAATCATTGATAACGCAATCTTGGGCAACATTCAACTTCTTCATCATATAGGGAATTTCAATTTTTCTACCTCTTGCCTTATATTTGTCGTGCATTCTTTTCGCTTGAAACATATGCAAATTAAATACATGAGAAGCTTCGTGACCAATAATAAAAGCTAGTTGTTCAATATTTAATCTGTCGAAAAATCCGGCATCAAACAAAAATATAATTCTCTTTTTTTGCTCATCCCAAGCAACACCTGCTGTTGGTATAGCAAGAGAATTAGAAAATTTAGGATATCCCAACTTAGTTACTTCTATATATAGATTCTTATTGTGGGCATAGAGATAATCAATTGCCTCATGATACTTATCTAGTCTTTTGGAATTCATTAGATACCAAATACTTTCTTAATTTTTGGATAGTTAGATAGCTTTATTTTATTTTCCTTGAAAGTATCCTTGAACTTCTTTGTAAAGATTGGCAATCTCTCGGCTTGAAGATCCTTGAGCCACTCTGATGGCATATTTTCAATGATATCTCTTGCCTCAAAATACTCCCTGATTTCAAAGTCTTTGAGCAAATTCTTGATTTTCATCGCAATAGAAACATCATCTTTCATATCTTTGACAATTTCGTCAATATGAGAAAGAATATATTTCTTGGTATAGTTCCTCTTTGTTTTTTTTCCTAGTTTCATTGCATCCAATCTTTCTTTCAAAGAAGCAATTGGGAAGAGTTGACCATAAGGAAGACAATCAGTCCATGGGACGGAATTGGCAATATTTCTTCCAATATATTCAACTCTACGTGGAGTTACGATCTTGCGCTGCTCTTCTGATAAATCGTTATGCCACCAATCAGAAAGAATATTTACAATCTTCTTGTCCATACACTTTGAAAGATATTCTGAATCCAATTTGGCATTCATTGTGATATAACAATGAAATCTATCTTCAAGAGCCTTATCCATCATCTCTACTTGATAATCACCATCTGGTGGATTGATGGCCGCCCATACAAACTTTAGTTTGGGCAATGATTCTCCATTTACAGTCTTGAACTGAATAATTTCAAGAACTGCATTGAGGACACGAGGATGAGCCCTATTGAGTTCATCAAAGAAAATAGCTTCTGCTTCTTTCATTTTTTTTGGTTTGTAGAAATCTAGGCTTTTTTCTTCTTTATCTGTAACTGGAATACCTACAACATCAGCCCACGGATCAAGTGTGCCACAAGAATAATAGGCATAATTCATTTTCATATCTTCTTCAATTACTTCTTTTGCTACTGTAGTTTTGCCAATACCATGAGTACCGATAAATAATACATTTAGATTCTTGTTGGCATAAATCTTCAATTTTTCTTTTAAAGATAGTTCAAACACTTTATTTCCCTTTCTGTTGTACGTAAAATATTAATTAATTATTTTTAATTCATTTACCATCTTCAATTAGACTATCATAATATTTTACACTTTGCAAGACATTTTTAGCTTCAAATTCTTTTGCTTCTAATTCGCATTTAGAAAATTCTACAGAAAGGTGGGCATTTTTTAAATCTTTATTTGTATAATAATTTTTATCCCAAAATTTTTTTCCTAATTCTTCACGTTGATTCATGTGTTTTATTTCGTGTAATATAGTAGAAATAAAATTATATTTTTCAGAATTACACGATAATTTAGTATTTTCATTAGAATATTTATTAGCTTTTATCCCTAATCTTATTTCATTTATTTTTTTCTTGGGATTCCAAGAAAAACCACCATAATTTTTATATCTTTTATCAAAAACTACTAAAATATTACTTTTTGTTTTTGCGTATTTTTTAATTAATTTTATAAAAGGTTTTTCTTTGAGACATGTTCTTTCAATATATTTAATATTAACATGCATCTTTAATTTAGTTTTCCTGAATTTCCATCATTTTTTTTTGTTTCAGAATATTTAGAAGATGATATAGGATTTAATTTGTCAATAATTATTAATACACTATCTTCTAATTCTTTCGTAGATTTTTCAATAAGATTAACCCATTTAGAAACATCATATTGAAATTTTATAAATAAATTTCCTGCTTTAATTAAAAGATCTAATTCTTCTTCTATTTTTTTTATTTTTATTTCTTTTTTTTTCAATTTAAAAGTTAAATAAATATTCCAAACAAAAAAAAGAACAAGTACAATAAACACATCCAACGTTTTCTTTGCCTCTATATAATTAGATATTTGCTTATAAAAAAACTTTCATTCTTTACGAACAAAAAGAGATAAGAAAATTAAAGTCTATCTGTAAAACTTGATAGTAAATTACTGGCAGTTCTACGAGCAATTTCTTTTACACTTTGTTTTTCTTCTTGAGCATATTCCTTCATTCTTTGTTGTGCAGTTTCACCAGCTTGAGCCAAAAGAAGTTCAGCAATTAGTTCTTCTGAATCATATCTATCACTTTCTTGTGCTACTTTTTCATTATTAATCCACATTTTTTCTCCTATAAATTTTAAACAATTATTATCATATTATTATACATAAATTTTGCAGAAAGTTAATGGTTAATTGATCATTTTATACAAAATTCGATTGATTTTTTTTAGAGCTTTTTTTTCTATTTGATTTACACGTACTTTACTAATTCCGAAGCATTTTCCAATTTCATTTTGAGTCATTGGACCTTCATTTTCTGCTAAACATAAAACACAATTATTATTTTTAGCAGAATTTATATAATGTCTTTCATTTTTTTTAAGTTTGTGATTATAATGTTTGCATGACATTAGATTTTATTCTCCTTCAGAAATTATATTTTATTATATTACCACAATAAAAAAAAATAATCAACTATTAACTTTTTACAAAAAATGTGCTAAAATTTTATAAGCGCCGGTTGGGACTATTATTATATTATAATAGATCTATATTTATCTTATTATTTATACTATATTTAATTTATAATAGATCTATATTTATTTAATAATAGATCTATATTTAACTTATTATTTATAGTATATTTAACTTATAATAGATCTATATTTAACTTATTATTTATACTATATTTAATTTATAATAGATCTATATTTATTTAATAATGTATACATTTTTTTATTCTTTTGAAGTTTTATATTTCTATTTATGTACAATATACAAACCGCGATTGGAGTGAAATTGAAATGCCGAGAAGAAAGAAATATAAATTTAGAAATCCTAAAATGCTGTCATCCAGAATTGAAATGGAGGACTATTATAAAATCAAAAAGAAAATGCGTGAGGACGTGATAAATCTGCAACAATTCTTGAATACTGTTGTAAGATGTTATATTAGTGGAACAATTGGGGTTGATTTCGAAGATGTGGAGGAAAATTTATGATTAAAAATATTGTAAAATTAATTAAGATTTTTTTTGCTTATTTGGTTTGTATAATTTTTGGTCACAAAATTTATAAATTTTGTAGTGATTCATTTTTTATTTATGCAGTTACAGGAAAAAGTATATGTTTAAGATGTGAAAAAGAAATAGAATCTGACAAAGAATTTATCAATGATATGAAAAAATATTTTAGATATATGATTCTTTTTGATTATTATGGCGATATAAATGCCAGACAGAAGCAAATGAGAAAAGATTGTTTAGAAACTATGGAGAAAATGAAAAAATGGAATGGAAAAAAATTGAAGAGGATGGATTAATTTTTTATATTAATAATGAATATGGTAATATAGCAGAATTATCTGAGAATAGTTTTATAGTAATTATGCCTAAAGCTGTAAAATTAGGACCATTCGAAAGTCTTGATCAGGCAAAACAAATCATGGTTCAAAATAAAAAATCACTTGATGAATTAATTGATAATTTTAATGATAGTATTATGCAAACAATCAAAGAGGTTAAAAATGGATAAATATAGAATTTTAACTCTTGGAGATATGCCATTGGTACCTAGTGGTGTAGGTACTCAAAGTAAATATATTATTGAGGGTCTTTTAAAAACTGACAAATATCAATTTATTAGTTTAGGTCGGAGCCATTAAGCATCCAAAATATGATCCTATTAAAATTCAAGAATATGGTGATGATTGGATTATTTTACCTGTTGATGGTTATGGAAATGAAAAAATGGTTAGGGAAATTATAGATTTCCACAAAATTGATGCAATTTGGTTTATGACTGATCCAAGATTTTATGGTTGGTTTTTTAACATAATGGATGAAATACAAGATAGAGGAATTCCAATTTTATATTATCATGTTTGGGATTGTCAACCAACTCCAAAATATAATAAGTCATCATATGATTGTTGTAGTTTTATTGGATGTATTTCTAAAATAACTTATAATTTTGTAAAAGAGTTATGTGGTACCAAAAATTGTGCATATATTCCTCATGGTTTGGATGTTGATTTGTATAAACCATATGATAAAAAAGAGATAAAAGAATTAAAAAATAATACTTTTGTCGATGAAAGAAAAGATAAATTTATTTTATTTTATAATTCTAGAAATGCTAGAAGAAAAATGACTTCTATGATTGTAGAAGCTTATGCAAAGTTTGCAGAAAAAGTTGGAAAAGATAAAGTATTTTTTCTTATGCATACAGATCCTCATGATCCAGAAGGTGCTAATTTATTTTCTGTTTGTGAAATGCTTGGTTTGAAGCCAGAACAAATAGCGTTTTCAAAAGAAAAAGTTCCTCCAGAACAAATGGCCGTTTTTTATAATATTGCAGATGTTACAATTAATGTTTCAAATAATGAAGGTTTTGGTTTATCATGTTTAGAATCGTTAGCTTGTGGAACTCCAGTTATTGTTAATAAAACTGGTGGTTTACAAGATCAAGTTTTTGATGATGAGAATAATGAATTGGGTATATGTTTAAAGCCACTTACTAGAACTCTTAGTGGTTCTCAAGAAATTCCTTATATTTATGACGATAGAAATTCTGTTGAACAAGTTGTCGAAGGTCTGTTAAAATTATATAATATGTCTGAAGAAGAAAGAGAAGAAATTGGTAAAAAAGCTAGAAATTGGGTTTTGAAAAATTTTACAAAAGAAAAGATGGTTGATTTGTGGGAAATGTATATTAGTAAATATATAGAAAATTTTAAGAAAAATGGAAATCCAAATAGGATTAAATTTGGGAGAGTATAGTGAAAAAACTTAAGACATTATTTATAGGTCCTGTTCTAACTCAATCTCGGATATGGTAGGCATTCAAGACAATTATTGGAAGCATTAAAACAAGAAGAAATTTTTGATATTCATCTTGAAAGTATTAATTGGGGTAATTGTAGTTATATAGAACTTCCAGATGAACAGAAACAAGAAATGGTTTCTATGCTTGTAAAAAGAGAAGTTGCCAAAAAGAACAATCAAGAAGATTGGGATATTTTATTTCACGTATCTATTCCAAATGAATGGGAAAGAAAGGCAAAATTTAATGTAGGAATTACTGCCGGAATAGAAACGGATAGAGTTTCTCATGTTTGGATTCAAAAAAGTAATGAAATGGATCTAATTGTCGTTCCTTCTGAGCATAGCAAAAAAAGTTTTATTGATACTGTTGTAGATTGGAGAAATGAAAAAACTGGAGAAACTGGTGAATTAAAATTAAATAAACCAATAGTTGTTTGTCATGAAGGTGTAAATACTGATATATTTAGAAAAATTAATGATTTACAAAATCATTCATTAATTAAAAAATTTGATTTTGAACCAGATTTTAATTTTTTTACTGTTGGACAGTGGGGAAAAGGTGGATTTGGAGAAGATAGAAAAAATATTTCTCTTATGGTTAAATATTTTATTGAAACATTTAGAGGTAGGAAAGATGTTGGTTTGGTAATAAAAACTAATAGAGGCAGAAATTCTGTTCCAGATTATGATTCATGTATGAATTCCTTAAGGCAAATTAAATCTTTATATCCTGATAATGAAGTTCCTCCAATTTATTTAATTCATGCTCATCTTTCTGATGAAGAGATGTCAATGCTTTATAACCATCCAAAAATTAAAGCATTTTTATCTTTTACGCATGGTGAAGGTTTTGGGCTTCCATTGCTTGAAGCTGCATCTTGTGGTTTGCCAATTATTGCAACTAATTGGAGTGGTCATTTGGATTTTCTTAATGAGGGTAAATTTAGTGCCGTAGAATATGACATGAAACCAATTCCCCCCGAATCTGTTTGGAATGATATTTTAATTGAAGGTTCTAGGTGGGCAGAAGTAATAGAAGATAATGCAAAACATCGTATGAAAAAAATGGTTAAATCATATTCGAAACCATTAGAGTGGGCTAATGATTTATCAGAAAAAGTAAGAAATAAATTTAATTTACAAATTGTTGAAAGAGAATTTTTGGATACAATAAAAAAACAATTTGTAGAAATTGGAAAAGAAAGCATTAATCCTATAGAACATTTGAAAAATTATATAGATAATGAAGAAGATTATAATGTATTATATACAATGCCAATGTCATCTGGTGACGTATTTATATCTACTGCTGTTATTAATGGTTTAAAAAGTGAACTTCCAGATAATTCAAAAATTTATTTTGCAACTAATCCAGAATATGCTTCGATTTTGTTAGATAATGAAGATGTTCATAAGGTAATACCTTGGTCACAAATTATGATGAATGTTGATGTTTGTGAACAAGTTTTTGATTTGGTTTTAACTCCAAATGTTGAGACTCATTTCAATTTTAGTAATTGGGTAAGAAAAGGACAAGGAAAAAGATTGTTGGCGGAACAATATGCACATCATTGTCAATGTGAATTGGGTAATTATTTTATTAAGTTAGATGATTCTTTAAATGAGGAATTGCCTGGTGAATATATGACATTTCATCCCGGTTCTGGAAAGGGACAATGGGAAGCAAGAAAGTATTGTGATTGGCAAGAAGTTATTAATAATTTAAAAGGTTTTTATCCTGGTGTTAAAATTGTTCAAGTTGGTTCAGATGATGAACCAAAGTATGAAAATATTGATGTTGATTTGAGGGGTAAAACAAGTTTTCAGCAGTTAGCTGGTGTTATTAAAAATTCTACCCTACATTTATCAATTGATACTTTTTCTATGCATGTTGCTGCCTCTTTGGGTGTTTCTTTGGTTGCGTTATTTGGCAGTAGTCACGCTTCTGCTACTGGTCCTTGGATTAAAAATAAATCAGAGTCACAATTTGTTTTATTGGAAGCTGCCAATAGAATGGGTATGTGTCAAAAAGCATGTTATAAATATCAATGTAAATACAATAAAGAAATGCCATGTATTAATGAAATTGATTCGGCACAAGTAGTGCAATCTTGTTCTAAATTTTTGGATAAAAATTATTTAGGTTGTTTATCAAAAGATGAAGAATATACTTTTAAAAGAATTTATTCTACGATTTCTGGATATACAACTGTTTATAATGCTCTTAATTTGGGAATTCCATTCGAAGAATCTATAAATAGTATGTTGGGTTTTTGTGATGAAGTGGTTGTATTAGATGGCGAATCTGATGATGGTACTTATGAGATTTTAGAAAAGATGTCTCAAAAAGATGATAGAATTAAATTATATCAAAATGCATTTGATTGGGAGGAGCCTGGTATTGATGGAATGCAGAAAGCTTTTGCTAGGGCATTATGTGAAGGAGATTTTTTGTGGCAACAAGATTGTGATGAAGTGGTACATGAAAGAGATTATGAAAAAATAAAAATGATTACTAAAAGATTTCCTACTGAAGTTGATATTTTGCATCTTCCAGTTATTGAGTTATGGGGAGATGAAAAACATGCAACAGGAAGAAGACATTCGTGGAAATGGAGAATGTCTAGAAATAAACCCGAAATAACTCATGCAATAAATAAACATGCAAGATTGGTAAATGAAGAAACTGGTAAAGTTTATGCGAAAAAGGGTATGTCAGATGGTTGTGAGTATGTAAATGTAATGACATATGATTTGCTTCCTCATACTGGTTTTTATGATCAAAAGTTTGAAATGATAAGAAATAATGCTCCAGAACAATATGCAAAGGTTATGAATCAGGTTTTCGAATCATTTCCTAGTGTATGGCATTTTAGTTGGTTCAATATTGAGAAAAAGATTAATCAATTAAGAAATTCTGGAACATGGGATAAGTTATGGAGTTTATTATATCAAGAAGAAAGCCAAAATAGATTTGCTAATTTAGAAAATGATAATGATGTTTTTGAGTTGAGTAAGAAACTTTATGAAGATGGTGGAGAAGAAATGGATAATGTAAAATATAAATTTGATGTAAATATTGATTGTCCAGAAATTGTTAAAGATTGGGTAAATAAAAATAAAGGTAGGTATAATGACCGATGTTGTTGATGAAATTCCGTCTATTTTAATTGTAACCTCTTTTCATTTATTGTTATATCGAAATGGTAAGATTATACCAATATTAAAAAATCAAAAAAATAGTTTGTTTTACGGTGCTACTTGGAATAAAGATAGTGTATTTGTTTCAAATAGGCATAAATTATATTACATAAAAGAAAATTGTGAATATGAAATTCTCGAACCATACAAAGGTGGTAGAATTCATCAGATTGTTTTTTATGATGATTTTTTATATGTTAGTAGTACGAATTATAATAGTATTGATAAAGTTGATTGTTTTGGAAATCTAGATAAAAGAATTTTTATTTCTTATGATAACAAGAATAGTGATTTTATTGATGTAGAAAATATGGATTCTAGAAATGATTTGGAACATATAAATTCTATATTTAAATTTGATAATAAATTTTATGTTGCTCATCATAATCATGATGAACCCAGTTTTGTTTCTTTGTATGATAAAGATTTTAATTATTTAACAAAATATGACAAAATGGGTTCCAAGATACATAATATTTATATAGAAGATAGTAAAATGTTTGTATTGAATTCTTATCATCAAAATATAAATTATTTGAATTTTAAAACCAAAATTAAGGAAGCTATTGTTTTTGATTTTGGTAAAATTTTTAATGAAAATATTTTTTTAAGAGGTTTGGCCAAAAGTGATAAATATTGGATTGTTGGTGCTAGTACTAATGGGAACATGAGAAACAAAAGAGATAATAATCCAAGTTGGATTTTGTTGTTTGACAATGAATTTAATTTGGTAGCAAAAATAAATTTACCTTATAGATCTCAAATTAAAGAAGTTAGAGTTTTATCAGAAAAAGATTATGCTCATAATGAATATAAATTTCCTGGTGATTTATGATGATAAGTATATTGTTGCCGTCGTATAAATCGGAAATGCTTTTGAGTAGTATTTTTTGGCCAGGTTTCGAAGCCAATTCTGTATTAGATTCAGAACTTATTATTTATGATAATGGTGGAAATGGTAATTCAAAAAGTTTGGCTAAAGAACAAAATGTCAAATGGATTGGAGATGGAAATAATGTTGGTTTAAATTGTGCGCTTAATGAGTGTGCAAAAGTAGCAAGTGGTGATTATTTTTATTTGCCTCATACTGATATGTATTTGATGCCTGGTTGGGATATTTTTCTTTTGGATGCATTAAAGAATAAACCGCCAGGAAAACAACTTCTTTGTTCTAGAAGTATTGAACCAATAAAGGGACATACAGAATTTCATATTATTAAAAATTATGGTATGGAATGGAGTGAGTTTAGAGAGGAAGATTTGTTGTATGATTTTGAAAATTATAATGATAATTCAATAGTTAGTGGTTATCGTATGCCATTTTTTATGCATAGAAAATTGTGGGAAAAAATGGGTGGTGTAGATTCTAATTATCATTCATATAGTACTGATGATGATTTAGTTCAGACTGCTTATGATGTTGGAGTTAGACAATTTTGGATGGTAAATAATTCTCTTGTTTATCATTTACAGGGTAAATCAAATCAACAACAATCAGTTGATAGAGATAGTATAAAACCTTATTTATATTTTATAAATAAATGGAAAAAAAGAGGATATGAAGATGCTATTCATCCAGGTCAATGGCATCCTAAATTAATTCCTTTGTATGTGAGGATAAAATAAATGTATAAAAATTTTCCAGTAGAAAGATTTGTTATTGTTGGATTGAGAGAAGTTTGTAATCAATTCGATCTTCCGTTTAGTGAAATTTTTGATAAATATATTGTTAATGAAATTTGGAAAAAAGTTGAGTTATTACAATTGGCAATGTTTCGACATATAAAAATGAAAGAAATGGGTGATTTATTTCCTTTAGGTGGTCCAGGAACTTTTTTAAATGCGTGTGTTATTTATTCTTTGATAAGATATTATAAATGTAAGAAAATTTTAGAAACGGGAGTGTCGGGTGGTTTTTATACTTCATTCATACTTTCTGCGGCTATGGAAAATTTTGCAGAAGTCGATTCTGTTGAATTGTCAGATGATTTAAGTAATGTTGCTAAATATGTTCCTTATGGTGGATATGATAAGTGGCATTTATATACTGGTTGTGATTCTTTGGATTTTTTAAGTAAAGTAGAAAATATGGATTATGATTTTTATTGTCATGATAGTTTACATACAAAAGAACATATGTTAGGAGAATTAAATTATTTTAAGAAGACTAATAATAATAATTTTTGTGTTTTTTTTGATGATCAAAATGATGATGGTTTTTGGTTATCTTCGTTATTTGATAATAAGTTTTCAAAAGAAGGATATGTTTATAATTTTATAGATGGTGATTGTACTAGTTTATGTGGTCATTTGGGTGGGTTTATTAATTATAAAAAAATATAGGGGCGGATTTTAATGAATTTTGCAGTCAGATTGAGTAAAATTCCAAATATTGATGATTGTTATATAATTTTGGATAAATATTTTTCTAGAAAGGAAGGTCTTTATTATTTTAGAAAAGATGAAGATGAGAATGGTCAAATTTTAGTTATTACTGATATTTTTGATGATGATTTAAAAAAATATTATTATGATATGATTTGTTGTAATGTTAAATTTGTTATTGATAATTTTTTTGATCGTTCTCTTTTTGATAATAAATTTTGTTATGAAGGTGGTCAATTAGATGAAAAAGAAAAAATATTTTTATATAATTTTATACAGAAAATTAAACCTAAAAAAATAATGGAGATTGGAAGTGGTAAGGGTTGTTCTACTACAATTATTTCAAAATCTTTAAAAGATTTGGGTCAAATTCCTGATTATTTTGATACTCATGAGATAAATGAGGAATATGTTATAGATACAAAAAAATCTTTAAATAAATATAATATAGATTTTGTTAATGTTAAACATGGTAATGTTTTTGATACTATGGATAGGGAAAAATTGAAAGATATTGATTTTCTTTTTGTCGATTCTGATCATAGTAAAGAGTTTTCGGAAAGATATATTAATGAGTTTTTTTCATTATTAAAAGATGGTTGTTGGGTTGGAGTTCATGATATGAGATTTCATCCAGATTATGTAACTGATGAAACTATTTTAATACAATCTTATATAAAAGATAATAATATAAAAGAATATTTTAGTGTCGCAGATTTATTAAAATTATATAAAATGAGTTGTGAATTTTCCGAATTTGAACATTGTTGTAGAAGTACATTATTTTTTTTCAGAAATAGGAAAAATAAATAAAAAATTTTTTATTAATATTGTATAGGAGGAGTGGTTAAAATGAAGTTAAAAAATTTGGGAAGAATTGATTATGATAATGAAAATTATGAACCCAATAGATATGGTGGAGATAAATGTATTATGAATAAGTATACTCCAGATAAGGTATGGACCTTAAGATCTCCAAATCCTGGTCCTACAGATTTTAGGCAAAAAATTTTAGTAGATAATTATGGTGATGATTTTATTGATAAAGTTGAAAAAGTTTTAGAAATTGGTTGTGGTTGTGGTAGAAATGCTCAATTTTTTATTAATGAAACGGAACATATTAAATATTATGGTTTTGATACTTCATTTGTTGGCTTGGAGTATTTGAAGAAGCAAGGATTTGATGAGGATAGATATTATGTATCTACAGATATAGATGATGTTATTTTGTCTCAAAAATATGATTTAATATTTAATACTTATGTTTTTCATCATATAGGATTTGTTCCGGAAGATAACAAAAAAGAATATTATGATTCTATTTCTATTACTAAGAAACTTTTTCCACTGTTGAAAGTTGGTGGATATTGGGTTTCTCATGAGGGATTTAGTGGCGATAATGGATGGAATAACAAAAGATGGTTTTCTGAAAGTTTTAATGAAAATAGTATAGAGTTGAAAAAGTTGGTTCCAAATGCTGGATTGGAAGGTGGTCCAGACAAACATCATGATTTATATATTATAAAGAAGATTTCATAATAATGCGTATTTTATTGGTAAATATTCCTTTTTATAGGCTTCTTGGTACGAATTATAATGCTATAAATTTGGGATTGGGTTATACTGCTGCAGCTTTACAAGATAGATATGATACGTGGATATATAATGCAGATTTTTTACCAAATGAATATAATACCTTAAAAAATATTTTTAATAGTAATGAGACATATGGGCAAATTTTTGATAATTCAGATCATGAAATATGGGAAGAAACTACTAGAAAAATTTTAGAGTTTGAACCTTGTATTGTTGGATATAGTGCATATACTGCTAATTTAAAAGCCATTGATATTGTTTCTAGGAAAGTATCGGAATATGATAAAAATATTGTACAAATTATTGGCGGGCCACATGCGATTTTAGAACCCAATATTGGAAATAAGTTGGAAAAAATAAATTATGTTTTTTATAAAGAGGGCGAATATTTGTTTTGGCCTTTAAGAAATATTATTCCAATAGATGCCTTTAAGTTTCCGGAGAAAGATAAGATTTGGGGAGTGACAAAAGAAGAAGAAAAATATTTAGATAGGCGTTATATAATAACTTCAAGAGGTTGTCCGTATCAATGTACATTTTGTGCTAGTTCTAATATATGGAAAAAGAAAGTTAGATTTCGTAATCCAGATTTTGTTGTTGAAGAAATAAAGCAAAATATGGTAAAATATAATATGAATGAGTTTTATTTTTTAGATGATACTTTGGTTTTGGATAAGAAAAGAGCATTAAGTCTTTTTGAGAAAATTGAAAAATTGAATATTAAGTGGGAATGTAATGTAAGATTGGATAGGTTAGATAAAGAAGTTTGTTATATGATGAAAAAATCCGGTTGTATTAATGCTAGAGTTGGTGTAGAAAGTGGTAGTGATAGAATTTTGAAAATGATTAAAAAGGGCGAAACAAAGAAACAAATGAGAGAAGGAATTAAGAATCTTGTTGATAATGATATTCCTGTTACGTGTTATTTGATGACTGGATTTCCTGGCGAAACTGATGCTGATTTGAGGCAAACTATAGATTTTGCAAAAGAAATAAATGCAGACAAATATTCTCTATCTGTGTTTGCTCCATATTATGGTTCAGAAATATTTAATGATTTGAATATCAAGGACAAGAGAATTAGGTGTGAGTATTTTTATCATCAGTCTCCAAGACCATTGGTGAATGATGATTTGTCAGAAAAATTATTGCAGGAGTATTTTTCGTTATGCGAAATGTAAAAAATGTTTTAGTTACTGCTGCAGGTGGTGGTGCAGGAATTAATGCACTTAGATTGTTGGTAAAGTATGACCAATTAAGACTTTTTGCAACCGATATAGATCCGCATTCATCTGGTCAAATTTTTGCTAATGAATTTAGAACAATGGCTTCTTTTGCAAGTAGGAATCAATATGAAAAAGATTTGTTAAAAATGATTGATGAATGGAGTATTGATTATATTATTCCAACTTTACAAGAAGAATTAGAAGATATAAATAATATTACAAAAAACACAAAGGCTCAAGTTATTCTTTCTGATTTCGAAACTGTTTCGCTTTGTTGTAATAAGATAGATTTTTATAGGTGGGTTAGGGAAAATTTACCAGAATTTTCTGTTGGATTTCATATTCTTGGTGATTCATATTTGTGGGATGTGGATGATATTTTTTTATTTTTAAAGCCAATAAAAGGCAGAGGAAGTACTGGTTGTCGAAGAATAGCGAAATATGAGATTCCAAAATATTGTAATGCATTTTGGAATTATAGAGATTATTTGGTTATGGAGGATCTTCCTGGCAAAGAATATACGGTTGATTGTTATGTTTCTAAGGGTGGATATGTTCCATATATAGTTCCAAGAGAAAGAATTCAAACGATGGATGGAGTTTCTTTGAAGGGAAGGACTTTAAGAGATAATAGAATTATAGATGCAACACAAAAGATAATTGATAAGTTAAAATTTAGGGGTCCAATTTGTATTCAATGGAAAGAGGATAAAGAGGGAAATTTAAAAATATTAGAAATAAATCCTCGTTTATCTGGTGGACACATGATTACTGTAGCTTCTGGCGCTAATGCTATGGAGTGTTTTTATGATGAATATATAAATGGAAATGTACCATTTAGCCATTGGTATGAGACTACTGTATTGGGTTATTTAGATTATAAGGTCATATTATGATTAGTATATGTTGTGTTGCTTATAATGATTTAGATTATTTAAAGATTCTTTATGGTAGTATTAAAAGAAATACAAAAATAAAATATGAATTTATAGTTCATGATAATGCTTCAATTGATGGTACGGAAGAATGGTTGAAGCAAGAAAAGATAAAATATTCAAAAAGTAAAAAAAATGAAGGTAATCCTGCATTAAATTATGCTGTTGAACAAGCTAAATATGATTATGTATTTTTGCCTAATGCAGATCATTATTTGCTTCCAAATTGGGATATTGAATTGGTTAAAGAAATTAGAAAATTAGAAAAAGAAAATATAAAAAAATTTGTTATTGGTTATGCAGTTATAGAGCCTTTTCCCGGAAATCCTGAATGTCCAATTTGTTATTGTGGGCATGATGCCAATAGTTTTGATGAAAATAGGTTGTTGAATTTTTATTTAAATGAACTTAAAAATTATGTTAAAATAGATACAATTCAATATAGTTTTCCAAATTGTCTTACTAAAGATTTTTGGAATGAGTTTGGCGGTATGGATTTTGATTATTTTCCTGGTTATGCGTGTGATCATGATTTTGCCGCTAGAGCTTATAAGTCTGGTTGTAGACATTTTAAGTTGCTTGGTAGTTCAAGATGTTATCATTTTTCATCGGGTACTTATAGAAAAATGTCTGCAAAAGAAAGAATGAATGATGGTCAACAAATTTTTATTGATAAATGGGGAATTAGTGTAGAGGAATTTAGGAATAAAATGGGCATAAAGAATTCTTATGCGTTGGTTAATGATTATGTTTTTTAATAATATTTTAATATTGTCTCCGCATCCAGATGATGAATGTATTGGATGTGGTGGTTTAATTGGTTGGGCAAAGAAAAATAGAATAAAAACTAGTATTTTGTATTTTTCTTATGTTCTTTTGGGAGTCGATTCTGTCAGACAGGCAAATGGAAATTTTACCACAACAGAAGATAGAATTGAAGAGATAAAAAAAGTATCTGAATTTGGTAATTTATCATATACTCTTCCACCAAAGGGTTGGTTTTACGATTATCGCTTGAATAATGAATTGATAAAATATATAGAAAATGAAATAGAATATATTAAACCTGATTTAGTTTGTATTCCATTTCAAAATAGTTATAATCAAGATCATAGAAAAGTTTTTGATGCTGCATATGCCGCTCTTAGACCAATTCCAAAAAATATGAAACATTTTGTAAATTGTGTGTTAGAATATGAAGAACCATATAGTTGGACAGTTGGAGAAAATTTTAAACCAACTTTTTATTTACCAATGACAAAAGAAGATTGTAATTTTAAGTTAGAACTTATTAAATTACATAATAGTCAAATGCGAAGTGATCCATATTCTAGAAGTGTTGAGAATTTGGAAAGAATTAGTAAAATTAGAGGTGCAGAAATTGGTATAAAATATGCGGAAGCATATAAGATTCATAGGATGGTACAAAATGTCTAAAGTTTTGGTTGTAGGTGGTGCTGGATATATTGGTCGGATTGACTTGTGATTTATTGTCAAATTTTGGTTATGAAGTTAAGGTTTATGATAATTTACTATACGAAGATCGTTATTTGAAACCATTAGAATTTATTTTTGGAGACATAAGGGATACACAAAAAGTTGTAGAATCATCTAGAGATGTTGATGTTGTTGTTTTGTTGGGTGCTATTGTGGGAGATCCGGCTTGTGCTGTAAATCAACAATTAACAGAAGAAGTTAATTATGAAGCAGTTAAAAAAATATGTAAATTTTTACCGGAAAATAAGCATATAATTTTTATGAGTTCTGCATCTGTATATGGTATTAATAATGATATTTTAAATGAATATGGCAAAACAAATCCTTTATCTTGTTATGCTTCTACTAAATTAAGAGCAGAAAAGCACGTTTTAGAAGTTGGTGGTACTATTTTTAGACTCGGTACTGTTTATGGAATGGGTGATTTGCATAGTAGAATTAGGGCTGATTTGGTTGTAAATATTTTAACAATTAGGGCATTTAATGAAAAAAAGATTGTTGTAAATGGTGGCAACCAATGGAGACCAATAATTTCTGTTGAAGATATAGCCGGTTATATTCGTGAAGCGTGTGAAAAAAAACACGAAGGATTATATAATTTGGCCTATAAGAATGTTAAAATTAAGGATTTATCAGAAGAAATTGTAGATGTTTTTCCTGATATAGATGTTGAATATGTAAAAAAATCTTTTCAAGATGAAAGAAATTATAGAGTTAGTACTGATTTGGTTAATTCTGTTTTTGATTATCGTCCAGTTATTAGTGTTAGACAAGAAATTTATAATATTAAGTATTTGTTGGAAAATAAAAGAATTAAGGATCCTTTTAGTATTTTGTATAATAATGGTTTATATATTGCAAATAAGAGGTTTTAAATGAATAATAAAGTTGAATTGGTAGAAGGTGATTTATTTGTAGATGATAGAGGTTATTTGTCTTTTTTTAATGATTTTAAATTTGATGACATAAAAAGATTTTATGTTGTAGAAAATCACGAAAAGGGATATATTAGGGCTTGGCATGGTCATTTAAAAGAAAGAAAGTATGCATATGTTGTCAGCGGTTCTGCATTAATTTGTTTAGTTCCTTTGGAAGATATTGAAGATGTTAAGAATCAAAATAAAAAAGATCCTTCTCTTGTTAGAGTGGTTATGACTTCTCATATGCCAGGAATTTTATTTATTCCAGAAGGTTATGCTAATGGATTTAAAACTTTAGAAGAAAATACTAAAATTATCTTTTTTTCTTCGGCAACGTTGGAAGAAAGTAAGAATGATGATTATAGGTATAAATGGAATCTAATCAATCCTTGGGGAGTTAGATATAGATGAAAAAAAGAACTTATCCAAATATACATATTTTTGGCGCACATGGAATGTTGGGTCGTTACGTTTCTGAATACTTAAAGATTAGGCATAGTCATGTATATGAATATACTAGAAAAGATTTTGATTTGTTTGATATTAGATATCCAGATCTTCAGGATTATTTGGAACAAACATATGGTGATGTTGTAATAAATTGTGCAGGAATTATTAAGCCAAGAGTAAAAGATGTTGGTGTAGCTCAAACTATTTTTGTTAATTCTGTGTTTCCTCATTGGTTGGCGAATATTTGTGAGATTGAGGGTTCTAATTTAATTCATATTACTACAGATTGTGTATATGGTGGTGGCTATGGTTCTTATATTGAAACCGATACGCATGATGCTATAGATTTGTACGGTAGAAGTAAATCTTTGGGGGAACCAGAAAATTGTTGCGTTATTAGGGCGTCAGTTATTGGAGAAGAAGTTGGTCAGGGAAGATCTTTAGTTGAGTGGGCCAAAAGCAATAAAAATAAGGAAGTGAATGGATTTATGAATCATTTGTGGAATGGAATTACGTGTTTGCAATATGCTAAGATAGTTGATAAAATTATTGAAGAAGAATTGTATTGGAAAGGTGTTAGGCATTTGTTTTCTCCTAGATTGGTTTCTAAGTGTGAGTTGATTGAATTGATTGATGATGTTTATGGTTTGAATATGAAAATAAATGCAGTAGATTCAGAACAAAGAAAGTTTATGCTATTGAGAACAAAATATGAATGGCCCAATTCTGATATGAGACCATATAAATTTTTTGATATTTTAGATATAAAAGAACAATTAGAGGAAATGAAAGAATTTAATATTGTGGAGAAATGTGGTGGGTAAAAGAATATTGGTGACTGGTGCAACTGGTTTTATTGGTAGTCATTTATGTCGTAAGCTTTTGAATGATGGCAATATAATAAGTATTTTTATTAGACCTAATTCTGATATTTGGAGAATAGAAGATATACAAAGAGATATAAAGTTTTATGAAGTAGATCTTGTAGAAAAAATTTCATTGTTTTCTGCAATAAAAGATATAAAGCCAGATGTTATTTATCATTTTGCAGCCAATAAAGCTTCTTCTCAAAGTGATAGTGTTGATGGAGACATAAAGACAAATATTTTGGGAACTTATAATCTTTTAGATACTCTTTTGCCATATGAATATAAATTGTTTGTAAATGCGGGAAGTTCTTCTGAGTATGGTACCAAAAGGCAAGGTATGAGAGAAAACGATTATTTAGAGCCAAATAGTTATCATTCTTTTGCAAAGGGGGCACAAACTCTTTTTTGTCAAACTCATGCTCTTATAGAAACTAAACCAATTATTAATTTGAGGTTTTTTAGTGTGTATGGTCCATATGAAAGACCGGGTAGATTGATTACTTCAGTTATTAGAAATACGTTGGAAGGTAAAGAATTGGATTTGGCTTTTCGAGGTATTGCTAGAGATTTTGTTTATGTGGATGATGTTATTGATTTGTGTTTGAAGTTGGAAGATAATTGTGGTATTTTTTATAATGGTGAAATTTTTAATGTTGGAACTGGTATCCAATCAACAATAGGTGATGTTGTGGATACTGTTTTTGAATTGACGGGAAAGGAAGTTAAGTGTAATTGGGGAAGAAAAGGAAAAGATTGGGATTCTCCAATTTGGTTTTCTGATAGTTCTAAAATATATGAAGCTTTTGGATGGAAACCAAAAACATCTCTAAGAGAGGGTTTAAGGAAGAACATAGAATGGATGAAGAATCGTTAAAGAAAAAGTGTAAAGAAATTAGAGTTGAATCTCTTAGGATGGCTTATCGTGCTCCATCTTCTCATATTGCTTGTGCGTTATCTCAAGTTGAAATTTTAGTTGCTTTGTATTATGAAGTAATGAAAGAAGAAGATAATTTTATTTTAAGTAAAGGTCATGGATGTATGTCTCTTTATGCTGTATTAGCAGATAAAGGATATTTTCCTAAAGATCTGTTGTTTAGATATGGAAAAAATGGAAGTATATTGGCAGAACATCCTTCGCCAAAAATTCCAGGTATTGATTTTGGTACTGGTAGTTTGGGTCATGGTTTGTCATTGGCAGTAGGTAGGGCTCTTGCAAGAAAGATTGATAATAAATCAGGAAAAGAGTTTGTTCTTCTTGGTGATGGTGAGTGTAACGAGGGAAGTGTTTGGGAAGCTGCAATGCTTGCTAGTAATTTAAAATTGGATAATATTGTTGCAATAGTTGATAATAATAGAATGCAAGCAAATGGGTTTATTGATCAGTTAGAATTGCGAGAGAAATTTGAATCTTTTGGTTGGGATATTCATGATCAGTGGAATGGTAATGATGTTGTAGATTTAGTTAAAATTTTGTATTGGGCAAAGAATATTGTTGATTATCCTGTTGTTGTAATTGCCGAAACAACAAAAGGAAAAGGTGTTTCATTTATGGAAAATGATTTGTTGTGGCATTATCGTCCACCCAATATTGACGAACTAAAGAAAGCTTTTGAGGAGATTATAGATGCGTAATGCATTTGTGGAAACTATTGAAAAAATAGCAGAACAAGATGATAGAGTAGTATTGCTTGTTGGTGATTTGGGCTATAAGATATTTGATAGTTTTAAGGAAAAATTTCCCAATAGATTTTACAATGTGGGTATTGCGGAAGCAAATATGGTGAGTATGGCTGCAGGTATGGCAAAGGCAGGTTTTAAGCCTTATGTGTATTCTATTGCTCCATTTGTTACTTTGAGATGTTGTGAACATATTCGTAATGATGTTGCTTATAACAGGACAAATGTTACAATTGTTGGTGTTGGTGGTGGTTTATGTTATGGCCATAATGGACCAACGCATCATGCCATTGAAGATATTGCGATTATGAGATCTATACCAAATATGGTTGTTGCATGTCCTAGTACGCCACAAGAAGTTAATCGTGTGATGTGGTGTTTGCATGATAATCCTTGTCCATGTTATTTGCGTTTGGGTAGGGGTGGGGAACCAGAAATTAGTGAAGGTGAAATGTCAATGATTGAATTTGGCAAAGGAATTCATCTTTATGAAGGAAAAGATTTGACTTTGTTTTCTACTGGTAATATGTTGCCAACAGCAATAAAAGTCAGAGAAGAAATAGAAAAAAGGGGTCTTATGTGTGGTGTCGCTACATTTCCATTTGTTAAGCCTTTAGATGTTGAATGTATTGAGGAAATTGCTGTTTGGTCTCAAAATATTGTAACTATTGAAGAACACAATATTAATGGTGGTTTTGGTGGAGCAGTAGCTGAATATCTAATGGAATCGAATATTCCAGTAGGTTTTATGAGATTCGGAATTCAAGATACGTTTGCTCAAGTTTCTGGTGATCAAGAATATCTTCGTTTTCTTTCGTGTTTAGATGCTAAAACAATTTTAGAGAATATTCTTGATACATTTTGGGAGTAAACATGAAAGACGAAGTATTGGTTGTCATAGTAACGAGAAATAACTCAGCTTTGTTAGAGTTTGAACTTGAGTCAATGAGGAAGCATGATGCAGGATATCCTCATGAAATTTTAATTTTGGATGCAGAAAGTACAGATAAAAAACATTTAAAATTATTGGATAAATTATCTAAGAAATATAGAGTTGAAACTGTTCCTAATGGCAGGGTGGAAACCAATTACAATAGGGCTTGGGAACAAAATAAGGATTATTCTTATTATTTTTTCAATCACGATGATACCTGTATGACAAAAGATAATTGGTTGAAAATGTTTGTTGATAGAATGGATAGTGGTTATTACGAAAAGATAATTGGCAATACACATTTTAAAGATTTTCCAATTGGAAAGGTTGGTGTTGGTACTCAATTTTGGAGATCTTATGATTCTGTGATGGGTCAACCTGTTCAATGTTTGTTTTTGAGAGAAGTTTTGGACCTAATTAGACCCGGAAAAACACCACAAATTTTTAAATATTCTGATAATGATAGGGTTTTAGTAAAGAATCAATGTTTAGTTGATACAAATGGGCACAGGAATATAGAAGATTTTGTAAAGATGAAAGAGGAAAATTCTAAATTGTTTTATGAAATTGTAACTATTTTGGAAAAATTTTTGCCTTATTATGATGAGGGAGCGTATCCAATAGACAAGTATCCTCCTGGTGAAACATGGAATAAATTTTGTTTGGTTAGTGAATATCTTGGTAGTATTGATCCTTTGATTGAAGGATGGAGAACTGTTGGTTTGTCTAATGATGGATATTTGGAACAGATTATGGGTTTTGATATTCCGTATTCGCATCATGTTGTTTATCATTTTGGATCTCCAGAAATGAGAGAGTTTTTGGGAAGACATTTTGATACGGATAAGGAGGAAGTAAAAAAACATTTTTGCGAGAAGCCATTTTTAATTAAGTGTGATAGATTGATTAGAGAATATTTGAATTCAAATGTACAATAGAGTTTGCATTCTTACTGCTGGAAAAGGTAGTAGATTAGACGAAAGAACTAGGTATTTCAACAAATCTTTATTGAAAGTTGGAAATAAGGCAGTAATTTCTCATATAGTTGAAGCATTTCCAGATACAACCGAATATGTTATTGCTTTGGGGTATAAGGGAGATATAGTAAAACAATATTTAAAGATAGTATATCCTGAAAGAGATTTTTATTTTGTAGATATAGATAAATATTCGGAGCCTGGTGCAGGTCCCGGATATGCGTTAAAAAAATGTAAACCATTTTTAGAACAACCATTTCATTATATTAATTGTGATTCTATTATAAATTGGTCTATTTGTGTTGATTTGGGTGAATATGTTGATTTGACACAAGAGAGGGGGAATTGGGTTGCATGTAGTAAAATACAACAAAAAGATGCAGATAAATATTGTACAGTTAAAGTTGTTGATGGGTTGGTGGAGAAGTATTACAATAAGCAAAAAAAAGGAACCGATAATGCTTTTATAGGTGTTTTTCATGTAGAAGATTATGAGCATTTTTGGGAATTATTAGAGAATGATCATACTTTGGTTGATGGTGAATTTCAAGTTTCTCCTGCTGCTTTGAATATGGATGATTTAAAGGTTTATAATGTTGTTTGGTATGATACTGGTTGTGAATCTGGATTGAAAAGGGCTAGGAAAAGTTTTGTTGGGTTGGACAATTTAGATAAGTTAGATGAAGAAATTTATATTTTTAATAATAAAACTATAGTTAAATATTTTTATAATGAAAATATAGTTAGTGGAAGATTGGAAAGGGCAAAGAAATTGGTAAATGTTGTTCCTAAGATATTAGATAGTTCAAAGAATTTTTATAAGTATGAATATAGTGAAGGTCTTGATGTATCTACTATGGTTTGGTTTCATGAAATTATTCCTATGTTGTTGGAATTTGCCAAGGAGAATATGTGGCAACCAAAGGAATTGTGCGATACAGAAAAGTTAATTTTTAAGGATTGTTGTAAGAAATTTTATTATGATAAGACATTGGCTAGATTGGGAAAATTAAAGAGAGAAAGAAGTTATGTGTTGGATAGATCTTTGATAAATGGAGTAAAGATTCCAGATATTGATTTTGTTTTAAATTGTATAAATTGGGATTATATTTCTAATGGGATACCTGCTAATATACATGGTGATTTTAATTTATCAAATGTCATTTTTAATGTTAATGATTATGATTTTAGGTTTGTAGATTGGAGACAAGATTTTGGTGGTCTTGTTGAGTATGGTGATGTTTATTATGATTTAGGTAAGTTATATGCTAGCTTTCTTTTTCCGAGAGAAAAAATAAATAAGGGTAAATATTATGTTGAAAATAATATTCCTGCTAAGGCTTTTGTAGAAATTGATGTTAATACGGAAAGGGGGAAAGATTATTTTGAGGAGTGGCTTTTTAGTGAAAAGTATGATATAAATAAAGTGAGGATGATTAGTGCTATAATTTTTTTGAATATGAGTCCTTTGCATGAATATCCTTTGGATGAGTGGTTGTATTTTTATGGAAAATATTATTTATGGAAGACTCTAAGGGAAAAATATGTTTAGAGAAGATTTGGTTTTTGTTTTAGATTTTGATGGATGTCTGACTGATGGAAAAATGTATTATACTAAGCGTGGAAAGGAAATGAAGTGTGTTGGTTGTGATGATTGGGAAATGCTTTATGAAATTTCTACTTTAATTAGAGTTAATGTTATTTCTGCAGATAAAAGAGGTTTTGGAATAACAGAAAAAAGAATAGTTAAGGAAATGAATTTGCAATTAGATTTGGTTAAAGGAAATTCGCATCAAAGATGGATGTGGGTAAAAGAAAAATATCCTTTTGAGGAAATAATTTATATGGGAGATAGTCTAAATGATGTAATATGTTTAAAAAATTCTAATTGTGGAATAACTGTTATTGATGCATTAGATTGTGTAAAGGATAAGGCAGATGTTGTTATAAACAGAAGAGGTGGAGATAGGGCAGTAGCTGAAGCAATATTGTATATTAATAATAGATATAGACTATTTGAGGTATTAGATGAGTAATTGTAATGTAGTAATGGGTAAGTTTCCAAATTTTATATATGTTACAAACTATGGAGCTTATATATACATTAATGAAAAATTTTATCCCTTTTTTACCAAAAGAAAGAATAGTAAAATTTTATATGATAATTTTTTTGGGTGTAGTTGGAATGAAAATTATTTTTTTGTTTCTAGGGGTAATAAGATTTTTGTTATAGATAATGATAAAAATATAAAAGAATTGAATTCGAGTATTGATGATGGTGTTTTTTTTGATGATATACATCAAATTTTATCTATTGGGAATTTTCTTTGTATTGTTAATACGGGTATGAATAGGGTTGATGTTGTTTTAATTGAAAAAGATTTTAATTGTAAATTTTTAAGAAGTATTGATTTTAAAGAGGGTAATTGTCATCCAAATTCAATTCATTTTAATAGAAATAAATTTTATGTTTGTTGTCACAATAACGATAAACCATCTTTTATTAATGTTTATTCTTCTGATTTTTTGTTATTAAATAAAATAGAAAATGTTGGTTTTCAAAATCATAATATTATAATATTTGATAATGTTTTATATTCTTTGTCATCATTGACTAATGATGTTTATATTCGTGATTTGAAAACAAATAAATATGAATTTATGAAAATAAATTTTCTTGATAATAATTTGTCTTTTATTGATAAAGAATATTATTTTAAAGGTTTTGCTAAATATAAAGATGGTTTTTTGGTTGGAGTAGTTAAACAAGAAAAAAATAGAAAAAATAGAGATGATTTTATTTCTTGGGTTTTGTTGTTTGATAACAATTGGAATTATTTAGATAAGTTTGCAACAAGAAAAGAGGAACAAATAAAAGATATAAGGGTTGTAGATGAAATTGATTATGGTCACAGTAGTTTAATTTATGATTCTTCTAGATTGATTGAGTTGGAGAGTTTTGAATGAAATATATAGTTACAGGTCGGAGCTGGATTTATAGGTTCAAATTTGGTTGATAGATTAATTGAATTTGGTCATGAAGTTTATGTAATTGATAATTTTTCGTCTGGATTTAGAGAATATCTTCCAATTGATGATGTGTGTTTTATTGATGCAGATATTTCGAATTATGTTGATTTAATTAAATATTTATCGTGGCTTAAGAATGTAGATGGGGTATTTCATTTGGCGGCACAAAGTAGAATTCAACCTGCAATTCATAATCCAGATTTAGCACATAATAACAATATTAGTGGTATTTATAATATTCTTAAATTGATGAGAGAACTAGATATTCCTAAAATTGTATTTTCTTCTTCGTCTTCAATTTATGGTTTGAAAAATAATCCTCCTCAAGTTGAAACAATGGAAGTAGATCCGTTGAATCCATATGCATTGAGCAAATATGTTGGTGAGCAATATATTAAAGTTTGGTGTAAATTGTATGGAATTGAAGGTGTTTCTTTGAGATATTTTAATGTATGGGGTCCAAGAGAAGTTATACATTTGAAAGATGTTGCTCCTATTGTTGGATTGTTTTTTAGGAAATTACTTAAAGATAAAGAACCATTGACAATTATTGGTGATGGTAGTATGAGAAGAGATTTTACGTCAGTTGTAGATGTGGTTGATGCAAATTTGAGAGCAATGAGGAATGAACAAAAATTTCAAGGAGACGTATTTAATATAGGGACTGGTAAAAATTATTCAATTTTAGAACTTGCTGATATTGTTTTGCATTCTTTGGGATATGATAGTTCTTATAAAGAATTTTTACCACCTAGGCCAGCAGAAGCGAAGGCGACAAAAGCCAATAACGAAAAGGCTAAAAGAATTTTGGGTTGGTATCCGCAAATAAATTTAGAAAATAAAATTGATGAACATAGGGATTATTATTTATGTAAATGGAATATTAAGGTGTGAGGTATTTTTATGAGCGAAAAATGGCCGGTTTTTTTGTGTACTAATGCTAGAGGTATTTATTTATACAATAATGGTTTTAATGTTATTTCTTCAATTAAAAATAATTTAGAATTTAATTTTTATGGAATAACGTGGAATAAAGAAAGTTTATTTGTTACTGATGGCAATTTTATTAGAAATTTAAAAGAAGATTGTACTCACGAAATAATTCCTTATAAGTGTTCTGGTCTTCATGGTATACTTTATTATAATGATTTTTTAATTGTACCTAATTCTGAAATTAATTGTATAGATTGTTTTGATACGAAATCTGAAAAATTATTTAGAAAAAGCAAGGTTGTTGGTAAACAAGATCTTGATCATAGAAATTGTATTTTTGGTTGTAATGATGGTTATTATATGAGTCATCATAATCATAATAATCCTAGTTTTGTTACTAAATATGATTTAAATTTTAATCATGTAGAAACTTATGAAAATGTAGGAAGAAAGACCCATAATCTTTACGTTGTTGGTGATATTCTTTACATTGTTAGTTCTATAATAGAGGGGGTTGTTAAATATAACTTGAAAACAAAAACAAAAGAAAGTGTGCCTATAGATTTTTATAATCTTGGAAAACCAAATATTAAAAAATTTTTAAGAGGTTTGGCAAAAACAAAAAATAATTTTTATATTGGTGCTGCAATTAGTAATTCTTTGAGAAAGAAAAGAAATGATTGTAAATCTTGGATATTTAAATTTGATAATAATTTTAATTTATTGGATACTTTAGAAATTCCAGGACAGGGGCAATTTAAAGAAGTTAGAGTTTTATCAGAAAAAGATTATGCTCATAATGGAATAGAGTTTCCATATAAAAGTTGGTTGAGGTGATTAGTGAAAATTTTTGCCAGTATAACTGCTTATAACGAAGAAATGTTTCTTGATTATGTGTTGAGTTGCATTCATGATTATGTGGACCATATTTGTGTAATTGATGGAGCTATGGCAAATGTAGTTGAGAATGGAGCACCACCACATTCTATTGATAATACTCCCAATATTGTGAAGAATTGGGCAAACAAAAGTAAAAAAATATTTTATGTTAGACCAGAAGAACCACCACAAACTTTTATGGAATTGGGTGGTTATGGTCTCAATTTGGCCAAAGAATTGAAATGTGATTGGTATTTTCCATGTGGAGTTGATGAGATATATCCTAAAAATTCTATAGTACCAATGAGACCTTTTTTGAAGAATTGTATGAAGAATGATATTATGGGAGTAAATGTAAATATGAAAGCGTTCGCTCCTGATTTTTGGCATTGGTATGATTTTTATGTTCCAAGATTTGGCAGAATAACTCCAGATTGTTATATGCCATTTAAGTCAAATGATGTTCTTTATTGGCCAGAAATCAATGGTTGGCAAAGTAATGATTCTAATGCTCCACTACACGTTAAGAAGCTAAATATTGATTATCCAAGGATTTTTCAAGTATTTCATTATACTTGCGTAGGAAAGAAGAGAATAAAGTTTTTATATGATTTTTATAAGACTTATAGTGATAATGCTGGTGCAGATCATTATGAGAGATATATTCAAGAAGATTGGTTTTATTTCAAACAAAAGTGCAAAGAATTCAAAGGTAAACATCCTGAAATTATGAGGAATCATCCTCTGTATAATGAGAGGTTATATTGAAATGAAAACTTCGATAAATAAAAGTGGTTGTAATGTTTTAAGAAAGTGTTTAGAGGTAATAAAAAATAGAAAAAATGATGGAGATGTTTTAGAATTTGGCATTTTTCAGGGTGGCACTCTATCTGTTATGGCAGAATATTTAATTGAAAATGATATGAAAAATAGAGTATTTGGTTTTGATGGTTTTATTGGTTTACCTTTTGATGAACACTGTTGGAAAAAGGGTAATGGTTGTTGTAGTTTTGAAGATGTAAATTATTTGTTATCTGAAAGATTTGGTGGTAAAATTCCTGATAAAATTACTTTAATTAAAGGAATTTATGAAGAAACTTTTAAAGAAGATATAAGAGAAAAAACAGATATAGTTTCTGCTAGTTTGATACATATTGATTGTGATTTGAGAAGTAGTTGTAGGCATGTTTTGAATATTTGTAGGAGTGTTATGAGGGGTGGTACTTTTGTTGTTATTCATGATTGGTCACATTTAAAAGTTGTTTGGGATTCTTTTGTTTCAGAAAATAATATAGAATTAGAAGATCTTACGAATATGAATTTTAATTGTGGTTATTGTGATCAATATTATGGAATAATAAAAAAGATAGGCAAATAAAATGAAAATAGTAATGTGGTGTAATTATGTTCCTCCTGCAAAAGATTCTATGGGTAGTGAAAGAGTTGCAGAAGCACTCACGAAAGCCTATATTGAACTTGGACATGAAGTTGTAATGTTGGTAAGGTCGGGATATGATAAAGTTTCATTTCCTGTTGTGACAGAATTTCCAGAAGGATTTGATATTATTCATGGACAAGGTGAGAATTTGGAACGTTTTGGAATTCCGTGGGTAAGTACAGTTAATGGTGGTGGTTCAGATCCAAATGATTCTCCGTGGAAAGGTGATTATAGATTTATTTGTGTAAGTGATTTTATTAGAAAATTGTCAGGAAATCCGTATTTTGTTCATGCTTGTGTAGATCAAAATGATTTTATTTACAAAGAAGAAAAGCAAGATTATTTTGCATGGATTGCAGGAACTGATTGGGGGGAAGGAAAGGGTTTGTTTACGGCAATTCAGTTGGCGAAACAATTTGGAATTAAATTAAAAATAGCTGGAACAGGAAAAAATAAAAAGATTATTGAACATATAAAGTTAACATGTGATGATAAAATTGAATATGTTGGTGCAGTAAACGGAAAAGAAAAAAGTAAATTTTTGGCTAATGCTAAAGCTTTATTGTTTTATACTAGATTGCCAGATGCTTGTCCTCTAACTGTATCAGAGGCTTTAATTTCTGGTACTCCAATTATTGGTTCAACCAATGGTTCTTTGCCTGAATTGATTGTTGATGGAAAAACTGGTATTTTGTGTAATTCGGAAAGAGAATTGCCAAAAGCATTGTTAAATATTAAAAAAATTAAACCTTTTGATTGTAGGCAATATGCTTTAAATCATTTTTCAAATATTGTTGCGGCAAAAAAATATTTACAAATTTATGAAGATGTGATAAAATTGTATAAAGGAGAAGTTGATGGATGAGATGATCAAAGAAGCTCTTGATGAGTACAAAGAAAAAATAGACAATTGTAAATCTCATAAATTAGATATTAGTTCGTATCGAGTAGACAAGCCTTGGGGTTTTGAAATTTGGTTGGAGCTAAATCAATTTTATGCTTATAAAGTGATTCATATGAATGCTGGTTATCGTAGTTCTCTTCAGTGGCACGATAAGAAAGTTGAAACAAATTATGTAATTGAAGGTGAAGCAGAAGTTTTATTGGAAAATGAGAATGGAGAAATGGAATCTCGTATATATGGTCCAGGAGAAGGATGGTGCGTTCCATTGAAGACAAAGCATAGAGTTATTGCAAAAACCGATTATACGGCATTAGAATGTTCTACAGCGCATCTTAATGATTGTGTTAGGTTTGAAGATGATCATCATAGGGGAGATGGTAAAGTAATGGGTGAACATGATGATTATTGTTATAGTCATGGAAGATTTGGTGCAGGAAATCCAAATAAGATAAAGTAAGTATGAATAAGAAATGCAATAAATGTAATATTGTAAAAGAATTGAAAGATTTTCACAAACAAAAAGATGGAAAATTTGGTGTAAAATCGTATTGTAAAATTTGTTCAAAGGGGCAAAATTATGAAATATTACGATAAAGTAATGTTGTATGAGAAAGAAAGTAGAGATTTTTTTGATAGAGTTTGTTATGGGAAAATTGATAAATTTATAAATATGATTTTTGAAGCATATGATAATCAAAGAACTATATTTGCTTGTGCCAATGGAGGAGGAGCGGCTTTTGTGCAGAATTTTGTCATTGATTTGAATTTACATCCATTCGTATCTGAAGATAAAAATTCTCAAATAATAAGTAGAAATAATTTTAAGTGTGTTAATTTGTGTTCTGATCAGGCTTCCATAACTGGAATAAGTAATGATCTTGGTTTTGAATTTATTTTTAGTGAATTATTGAAATTTCAAGGCAAAAAAGATGATTTGGTTTTTGCTTTTTCCGGTTCTGGAAATTCTAGAAATATATTGCAATTATTTAAAGTTGCAAAAGAAAGGGGGATGAAAAATATATTGGTAACAAGAAATGAAAATAATAAGTGTAATGATTTTTCTGATTTAGTAATATGTCCAACAAATCTATGGGAATCTAATTTTCCTGGTCAGACAGGTGGAAATAATTTCAATTTTGTAGCAGAAGATTTTGTTTCAAAATTGACTCATATTGCTGTTGGATTGTTGAAGCAAAAAGTGCAAGATGAGCACGTTATTAAGTGTGAGGTTTTATGAAAATAAATCCTAATTTGATTCGAAAAAAAGTTTTAGATATGGTCTATAAATCCAAATCAGGTCATATTGGTGGTTCATTTTCTATTGCTGAATTGATTGCTGTATTATATTCGAATTATGATATTGGCGGTAAGGATAAGTTGATTCTATCAAAAGGTCATGCCGTTCCGGCAATTTATGCTGCGCTAAATATTCAGGGCAAGATTTCAGACCAAGAATTGGAAACATTTAGGGAAATTGATTCTAGACTTCAGGGTCATCCAGATAAGGTTAGATTGCCATTTGTTGATGCAACTACTGGTAGTTTAGGTCAAGGATTGAGCATAGCAATTGGTCATGCTTTGGCAAAGAAATTGAAGAACGAAGACGGAAAAGTGTTTTGTATTTTGGGTGACGGTGAAATGCAAGAAGGGCAAATTTGGGAAGCATTGATGTATGCCGGAAGAATGGATCTTGGTAATTTGATTTGTTTTTTAGATTATAATAAGGCTCAGAATGATGGTGAATTGATTGATTTTTGTTACGATACAATTGCAGATAAGATAGAATTATTTGGATGGGATTGTAGAATTATGTATGGCCATAAGGCTTATAATATTGAAAAAGAATTGAATATGTGGGGTATGGATAGTGGAACTCCAGTGTTTTTTGTATTGGAAACTATTAAAGCAAAAGGTGTTTCTTTCATGGAAGGAAATGCAGATTGGCATTGTAAATGTCCGAATGAGCAAGAATATGAGAAGGCAATTGAGGAATTATCATGAAAGCTACTCGTGATGCTCTAGGCGATATTCTCCCAGAAATGGGTGAAAAATACGACAATCTTATTGCAATGAGTGCTGATTTGGGTGGAGCAACAAAGATAAAAAAATTTCAAGATAAGTTTCCAGATAGATATTTTGATGTTGGTATCGCAGAAAATAATATGATTGGAATAGCATCAGGTTTATCTGAACATGGATTCAAAGTATTTCTATCATCTTTTGGTTCATTTTTAACTGGAAAGTATGATACAATCAGATGTTCATTATGTTATTCTGGATGTAAAAATGTAGTTTTGGTTGGTACGCACACGGGAATGGCAATTGGAAAAGATGGGGTTACGCAAATGGCTATTGAAGATGTAAGCATTATGCGTGCTCTACCAAATATGAAAATTTTAAATCCAGCATCATATTCAGAAGCAGTTGAAGCAATTAAGTATTTGTGTGAAACAGAATTGGATTGTCCTCACTATTTGCGTTTAGGTCGCCAACCTGTTGATGATGTAATGGAAAATAGAAGTTTTGTTTTTGGTCAAGGAGAATATGTTACAAAAAGTTCATGTGATGATATAACAATTTTCTCTACAGGATGTATTTTGGCAGATGTTATGAAAGCTGCAGAGATAATTGAAAATGAAGGAATTCATGTTAGAGTTGTTAATATGCATACATTGAAGCCAATAGATACAGATATTATTAGAAGATGTGCATTGGATACTCAACGCTTGTTTAGTGTTGAAGACCATACAATTGTTGGTGGTTTTGGTTCAATTATTGCCGAAACTCTATCTGATATTGATTCTACAAGAGGAGTTAAAAGAATAGGTCTGAATGATGTATTTCCTGAATCTGGACCTCCAGATAAGTTGTATGATAAATATGGATTGAGTGCAGAGAAAATTGCTCAAAAGGTATTGGATAATTGTAGGGGTTGTATTATTAGAAAAGAAATTGTCTATTGAGGGTTTTAATGACTAAAGAAATTGTAGTTGTGATTGATGTTGATGGTTGTTTAACTGATGGTGCATTCTATGTTACTCCAGATTTTCTATTTATGGGATATAGAATAGATGGTTTAAATGTTGAGAAATTTATGAAAAAATTTGGACCAGATGATTGGGATGCGTTAAAGGAGTTGGGGCAGAGAGCAAAAATAAAATTTATTACTGGTGACAAAAGGGGCTATTCAATAGTCGAAAAGAGACTAGTAGATCAGTGTGGTTTTGATTTATCTATAGTGTCTGTAAAACCAGTGGAAAGGTGGAGAATAATAAAAAGAATGTTTCCAAATCATACTATTGTTTATATTGGAGATGGTTTGTATGATTGGTTATCTCTCAAAAATTCTGATTATGGTATTACAACAATTGATGCTCTAAAGCACGTAAAGCAATGTGCAGATCTTACTATTTTTAGGAAGGGTGGGTATAGATTTATTGCAGAAGCTTGTATTGCAATTATGTTAAGATACAATTTAATTAATAATGTTTGGGAATTGGGTAGAAATGAGTAAGGATACTAAATTATTTTTTTCTATTTCATCTAAACCAGGTAGTTTTGGTGCTACTTTTTTTAATTTTGCTTTTGATTATTATAATATAGATGCTATTTATAAACCATTGGGCATTGGAAATCATTTTAGGGATTATGGTGATTTTGTAGCTGCAATGTATTATGTTGGTGCTACTGGATTTTCTGTATCTATGCCATTTAAAAAATGTGCTGCTGGTTATTGTACAGATAAACATGTTACAGTAAAAGAGACGGGTAATGCAAATACTATTATTTTGGATAAATTTTTAAATTTAAGGGCTTATAATTGTGATTGTTATGGATTTGAAAGGTCTTGTGAGCCAATTTTGAGAAGAGCGAAGAAGGCAATGATATATGGTACTGGGGCATATTCTGATTCTATATGTTATGTTTTAAAGAAGAGTGGTATACCTTATGCAAGAATTTCGAGACAAGAAGGTGGTTTGTTAAAGTATAATGATGGTAGTTTTGATTTTTTGATAAATGCGAGTCCTGTTGGTATGACAAATGTAGAAGATTCTATTTTTAGTAATGAAATAGTAGACATGTATAAATATGTTTTTGATTGTGTAGTTTCGAAGGAAGCAACTAAATTAATTAATATTTCTTCCGTTTTGGGAAAAAGATTTGTAACTGGAAAACAGGCTTCTTTTGAAAATGCTTGTAAACAATTGGGAATCTATTTGTATGATCAGATTGATTCGAGATTTATTCCAAAAGAAACGTTCAAAAAAAGAATGATGGAGTTAGGATATTAGGAGGAAGAAATGAAAGTTAGATTGGGTTTTGTTAGTAATTCTAGTTCTAGTTCGTTTGTTTGTGATGTATGTGGCGAAGAGTATTCTGGTTGGGATGCGTGTTTAAGTGAGCCAGAAATGTATTGTTGTGAATATGGACATACATTTTGTGAAGGACATATGAAGGAAAATCTAGAAGATTTATCTATTGAGAAAAAGAGAGAATATTGTGTTAGATTTTGTTATGGTGAGGGACAAAAGAATTATTTTAAATATGAAGCCGATAATGAAGAAATTGAAGATTATTTTGATGATGAGGTTATGAGAGGTGATTTTAGATATGAACTTCCATCATTATTTTGTCCTTGTTGTAATTTAGAAGTTGTTACGGATAAACAAATTTTGAAATATTTGTTTTATATTTGTGGTAAAAATAAGGATTCTGTTGTTAAAGATATGAAACAAAAATATGGTACATATGAAAAAATGCTAAAAGAAATTAAAAAGTAGATTAACTTTTTGTTGAAAGTGTAGTAAACTATATTATATTTAGGAGGTTGTGATATGTTATCCAAACAAGCTGAAGATATGTTGAATGATAAATTTAAAAAAGTAGACGAAAAGAATGAAAAGGTTGGTAAGGACGTGTTGGTACTCAAAGAAAGTGTTTCTTTGTTAAAGGTTACTGTAGATGAGTTGAGTAGAAAAGTTGCACAAATTATTTCTCAAATTAAGGAAAATAAAAGTGTTGAAAGGGTAGAGAACAAATCAAAATTACAAAAAGCAGTTGATAAAAAGAGGGGATATTAATAAAATGACTAATGTAGAATTGGCTCAAAAAATTGCAATTTTTGAACAAAAATTGGTTGAAATTTTTGAAGTGGTGCAAAAAGTTGCACAAAAATCTACTAAACATGGTGAAGTTATTGGTGATTTAAAAAAGCAATTTGATGAAGTTAAGGTTACTGTTGATGCTCTAAAAACTGCCAATAATAATATTATGAATCATATTGGTTCTAATACTGCAAGTACAGCAACTTATCGTTAGAGTTAGAAATGAGATTATCAGTTCTCATGACGGTTTACAATGAGGCTGATTTCGTTGAATATGCTATTCGTTCGTGTTTGCCTTATGTAGATGATCTTGTTATAGTTGAAGGAGCATATCAAGAAACAATTGCTCTTGGTGCAAGTCCTCGTTCTACAGATGGAACAGTAGAGAAAATAAAGAAAGCGATTGGTTGTACCTTGACCGATGAGGAATTTGGTCATAAATATTTTCAATTAAGAAGTGAACAGGCAGATGTTTATTATTTGGAAGCAAATGAACAAACAGATAAAGATCAGCGAAATGTTGGGCTAGAAAAAATAAAAAAGTTGAATCCTAATGGTTGGTTGTTGATTGTAGATGGTGATGAGGTATGGACGGAGAGTGATCTTAGAATTGTAAAGAATTTTGCCAAGTTATATGATAGACAAAATACAGAAGATGTAAGAGTAGTTTATTTTCAATCATTAACTTTTGTTGATGATTTTCAGCATTTTTGTTTGCAAAAGTTTCCCAGGCTATTTAAGATTACACCAGAGTGTCAATTTGTTAATGATAATTATATGCAATATGGTGGATTGTCATTATTTGGAAATCATATTATAGAAAATTTAAATGTCAAATATCATCATTTTGCATTTTGCAAGGGGTTGAATAGATTTATGACAAAAGTAAATTGGTGGAATAGTAGGTTTGGAGAGGATTCAAATTTTGAATATGGTTGGTATATTGGTAAAGATGGTAAAATCAATAGTCCAAATCATAAAATTTATAAATATAAGGGTAAGTTACCTGAAATTTTGAAGGAGCATCTGTTGTGGAAAAAAGACACAAAATAGGCATAATTCGGAACTGGTTTTGTTGGAACTGCAGTTTCAGTTGGGCTAGAAAAAGTAGCAGAAGTAAGGGAATATGATAAATTTAAAGACACTGAATCATTAGATTCTGTAGTTAATAATTCTAGTATTTTATTCTTGTGTTTACCCACACCAATGAATGAAGATGGAAGTTGCAATATTTCTATTATAGAAGCGGTTTGCGAACAAATCAATAATGTTGCAACCGAAGAGAAGATAGTTGTAATTAAAAGTACTGTAGTACCAGGAAGTACAGAAAAATTGGCAAAGAAATATCCAGATCATATTTTTGTATTCAATCCTGAGTTTTTAACTGAGGCTCATTTTATTGATGATTTTTTGAATCAAGATAGAATAATTTTGGGATATACTAGTACAAGAAGTATTGGAGAATTGCATCAATTATATTATGATTTTACTCAAACACAATTAGAACCTGCAAAAATAATTGAAGTTTCAAGTAGGGTTGCTGAATTTGTAAAATATACAGCCAATACATTTTTGGCGACAAAAATAATTTTCTTTAATGAAATTTATCAAATTTGTGAAAAAAGTAATGTAAATTATGATGATGTAATTGATTTGGTATTGTTGGACAAGAGAATAGGAAAGAGTCATTATAAAGTACCATGTGAGGATGATTTTGGGTTTTCAAAATCATGTTTTCCAAAAGATCTTAATGCTTTAATTTCTTATGCAAATGAAATTGGTGTTGATACTTTACTGTTAGATTCTGTTTGGGCAAAAAATCTTCTTGTTCGTAAAAATCATGATTGGGAAAATTTATCTCAAATAACTGGGAAATACAAGAAAAAATGAAAATTTTAGTAATTGGTGATAGTATAATTGATCATTATATTTATGGCAAAATATATAGACAATCTCCTGAAGATCATACTATTCCAGTTGTAGATATTACAAGAGAAAATCATAGTTTTGGTGGCGCTCTAAATGTAGTTTCTAATGTTAAAGCCTTATTTGATAAAAAAGATGAGATATGTTATTCTGGCATTATTGCCAAATATGTTAAACCGGAATTAGAAAGTATGGGAGTAAAGCTTCATAATTGTTATATGGTTCCTGGAAATAGAATAGATGATAAATTATCTTCTTCTAATCTTATTTTGAAAAGTAGAATAATTGATGACGTTACTCAAAAGCAAATAGTTAGAGTTGATAATAGGCAGATTTTCAATCCATTTGTTGCAAATGAATATAAAACTTTTTTTACTGATTTTTGTTTAGAAATTTATGATTGTATTATTATTTCTGATTACAATAAAGGAACTATAAGTTCTGAAGTTATTTCGAAACTTAAAAAATTTAAAGGAGTAATTTTTGTAGATACGAAGAAAAAGGATCTTTCTATTTTTAAAAAATTAAAAAATGTTATTGTGAAGATAAATTTGAATGAATATGTTAGTATTGTAAATAATAGTGAAAAATATATAGATAATTTAATTGTTACTCTTGGTAGAGAAGGTGCAGAATTAATAAATAATGGAAAAACTACATTTAAATTGCATGTAGAAAATGTTGTAGATAGTCCAAATGTTTGTGGTGCTGGAGATGTATTTTTAGCAGGATTGGCATTAAGTTATATGAAAACAAATAGTTTGATGGAAGCTATAAGATTTGCTAATATATGTGCTTCTAAATCTGTTGAGAAGCCAGGAACTAGTGTTGTTACATATAAGGAAGTTCAGGATGAATGAGATAAAATTTGTTCCAAAAGGGTGGGGTTTTGAGAAGTGGATTGTTAATAAACCACAATATTGTGGTAAATTGTTATATATGGCCAAAGGAAGAAGGTGTTCTTTTCACAAACATCGTGTAAAGGATGAGGTTTTTTATCTACAAAGTGGCAAAGTTTTGTTGAGATATACTGATGATTGGGAAAAAATTCAAGAAGTATTGCCCGTTTCTGGTAGGAATTGGGAAGATTTGTGTGATTCGGTGATATTGGGACAAGGTGATAGTTTTCATGTCCCACCCGGAAGAGTTCATCAAATGGTTGCACTAGAGGATAGTGAATTGTTTGAGTTCAGTACGGAGCATTTTGAGGAAGATTCTATAAGAATCGTAAAAGGTGATTGAATGGATGAAGTTCATTATTCTTCGGGAAAAGATGATTGGGAAACCCCACAATCATTGTATGATAAGTTGGATAAAGAATTTAATTTTGATTTGGATGTTTGTGCAAATGAATATAATGCCAAGCATATAAATTATTATTCTGAACAAGATAATGGACTTGAGAAGGAATGGAGGGGTAATTGTTGGTGCAATCCGCCTTATAGCCAGTCTAAATTTTGGATTGAGAAAGCCTATAAAAGTGCATTGAAGGGTGATGCTACAGTTGTTATGTTAATTCCGGCAAGAACGGACACAAAAGCATTTCATAGATATGTTTATAAAAAGCCTAATATAGAAGTTAGATTTGTAAAAGGAAGGATAAAATTTGTTGGTGCTAAACATTGTGCTCCATTTCCTTCAATGATTGTGGTGTTTAAATGTTTTTAAAAATTGGAAGATTTTTTAAATTTATGAGGGTTGAAAAAATGGAAATGCCCCCGAAGATATATGAATTAAAGAAAGCTAGTGGTTTGGAATCTATCTATTTTGGTAAAACAACCAAGAAAAGGTTGGATGTTAAGTATTTTGATGAGGGAGCATATATTGTTCCTGGAATGTTGAGTGCTCTAAAGAAATTACGTTCTCAGGTAGAGCAACTTGGTGGAAATTTATACATTATTGATTTAACAAGAACTTGGGAACAACAAGCAATGGCGAGAGAAAGATACGAAAATGATAGACACAATCATCCCTTTACTGCAAAACCGGGACAATCATTTCATAATGCTGGTAGAGCTGTAGATATTGAAGTAGATAAGTTAAATTTTTCTTCAGTATCAAAAGATGAACAATTGTCAACTTTTTGGGAAATTGCTAAACCTTTAGGTTTTAGACCAATAATTTCTATTCCAGACATAGAAATGAGTGAATCATGGCATTTTGATTATATTGATTCTGATTGGGAACAAGCATATAGTAATTATAATTATTCTGAAGTTGCTAAAGCTTGTACGATTTTATGTGGAAATTGGAAAAAAGAAAGCGATGATAAAATAAAAACAATGTTTGTTCAAAGTTATTTAATTAAATTATGTCATTTTTATATAGGTAAAATAGATGGTATTCTGGGCACAAAGACAAAATCTGCCTTATTAAATATTGGTTTAAATAATTTTGATTTGGATTATTTAGTGAAAGAAATTAAAAAAATATGAAAAAAATAAATGGTGCTATTGTTGGTGGTGAATTGTTGGAAGAAAATTATGATAGAGAGAAACTTAATAAAGTTATTGAGCTTTATAGAGAGAAATATGATTTAATAGATATAAATTTTAAAGAATCAAGAAATGGTAAATATTTTGTTTATAGGGTTTATATTAATTCGTATGATGAATCAATTTCATCTATGTTTATAGGTGAATCTATAGATAGGGAACTATGTTTTAATGTTAAAAAAAGATTATTTGAATACAAAGAATACACAAAAAGACAATAGTTTATATTGTTGTTCATGTGGTATAAAAATTAGTAATGTTGAATCTTTAAAAATTCGGAAAAACTTATAGTTGTGGATCGTGTAAAAAAAATTTTTTTATAATAATGGAACCTAGTTTTTATTATGTTCCTATGTGGTATTGATTTTGATGTGTTGACTTATTTTGGTGGTTGTGATATTATTTTAATATGATGAGATATTTAATTTTTATTTTATTGTTTTATTTATTTTCTTGTACTCATAATATGTATTATTATGATTCTAGTGGAAAAATTGTAAAACATTGTACGGTTCCAATTTTATATTCTATATCTTATGAGGTTCCATTTGAATATCATTCTTTAATAATAGATTCTTTTGAACATTGGAATGATTTTTCTGGATATAATTTGTTTTATTATGGTGGTGTTTCAAATTATTTGCCAGAAAATCCTTTAACTAATGGTGTTGTTATAATAGGTATTGATAATTTTGATGGTAATAGTTTGGCTATTACAAATTTAAAATACGGAAAAGGTTGTATTAATGTAGTAAAGGTTAATATAGATGAAAAATTTTTAAATAGAAATGATTTAGAAATATTGCAAACTGTCGTTAGGCATGAAGCTGGTCATGTTTTGGGTCTTAATCATAGTAATGTTTTTACTGATTTGATGTGGAAATATGTGGGTAATGATAGACAGCATCCAGTAGACGTTTCTGATAGAGAGATTGAAATTTTAAAAAAAATATATGGGTGGAAATAAAATGAATATGTATAGGCAAGAATTGAAAAAAATATATAAAATTCAAAGAAAAAAAGATGCTGAAGTTGGAAAATATTTGAATGAGTGTTTGCAAAAATTATTAAAACAATATAAATTACCCAGAGAAAAAAGAGATGTTGTTATAATTGAAGATAATATGAAGATTGTTGATTCAATTAGGAAGGAAAAGAGGTTTAAAGATGATTTTCCTAGTTTTGCAAAATTTTATCATTATGTAAAGGAAAATGGATTAAGTATTAAAGAATTATATGATATAATTAAAGAAGGTGAGTGATGTATGACTTTTGGTGAAAAAAATATTTTTTACATGTTTTTGTTTTGTTTTTTAGTTTTCATTGGTATGTCTTTGGAAATATATACTCTAAAATTAGACAATAAAAAAATAGTAGAATCTCAACATAAAGTGATTGAAGCATTTGAAAAAGATACTAAATTTTTGACAGAACAAAGTGTTTTTTGGTATGAATATGTACAAGAAGATATGAATTTTAATAAAATTTTTGAGCAAAAGATTTCAATTTTGGAAGAGTCAATAGATGCGAAAAATATAAGATGGGCAAAAATAAAACAAATAAGAGGCATAATAGAAGATTCTTCCGAAAATAATCTTAATATTAAAGAATATACAATTATGGCTGGTGCGATTTTTGATTATTCAGAAGAATATGATGTACCAATTTCTTTGGTTATGGCAGTAATGAAAAGGGAATCTAATTTTAATCCAAAAGCATTGTCTTCGGCTGGAGCAAGAGGATTGATGCAAATTATGTTGCCAACGGCACAAGATATTTCACCAGAAATAGGAAGAAGACATTATAATTTATATTCTATTAAAAATAATATTCAATTTGGAACTTGGTATTTATGGAAGATGTTAGATCGTTTTGATGGTGATGTAGAATTGGCAATAAGAGGTTATAATTGTGGACCAACTTGCGTAGAAAAGGTTACGTCTGGAATTTGGTTAAAATATCCAGAGGAAACAATTTATTATCATGAGGCTGTGATGAGATATAAAAAAGAATTTGAGGAGATGGGACTATGAAATTATCTCAAAGTGTAATAAATGATATTATTGAGAATGTTTGGTTGCACAATTGGAGTTATCAGTCAGTTGTAAATTATTTAGAGAGTTTAGATTTGGTTTTTGAAAGGGGCGATTGTACTCAAAGTATTTTAACAAAAGGGGAAAGGTTTAGAGAATGCCAATCTATTTGTGGAAGTGTCCACAATGTGGACAAGAAAAAGAAAAAATAATGAAGATTAATGATTCTTCTCTTGTTTGTGAAAAATGTAAAGTTAATATGGAAAAGCAAATAGGTCTTTTTGGTTTTAGGTTGAAGGGTGGTTGTTGGGCAAAAGATGGTTACTGTAAGGGAAAATGTAAATGATTGAATGGGTTTTTGGGTTAGGAGTCGGGTGTATTTTGTTGATAATTTTTGCTATTTTTACTTTAAAAAGAATATGTGAATTAATTTCTGTTATTGAGAGGTATGAAAAATTCAATAAAAGGAATGAGGAAATGAAGAGAACTTTTATAGATAGTTTGTCAAATTTGGTTTCAGCCATTTCTGTAAAATGCGAAGAGATGGAAGAAGAACAAAAGGATCAGTATTTCAACAACATGATTTCAAACAAGATGGAGTCTGTTTCAAAGAATGTTGCAAATTTAATGAAATTGTGTTCTTTTAGCATTAAAAAGAATGTTGAAGCTGGTAAACAATTGAATTCATATGATGAATTTTATAATTCTACTATTGAAGATGTTGATGAAATAGTTAATTATATTGATGTTTTGATGAAAAGGGAGATGATATCTTTAGATCCTGATATTCAAAATATTAGAAAGGCAATGGAAATTCTTAGAAATATATTGGGTGATTATGGAAATGAAAACAATAAAAAAGAAAAAAGTAGAATCAAAAAGAAATAAAATGTATTTTGACAATAATACACAAAAAGCAATAGTTAAGTTTCAAAAGTATAAACAAACAAAGAGAAAAAAGGAAATTTTTGTGAAAGAAATAAAACCTGCTTTTGAGAAACTTATAGAAAATATAATTTTTACGTATAAGTTTCATACTATCCGGTTTTATTGAAGAACTTAAAAGTGATTGCATGTCATATTTGTTTGAAAATATATACAAATATGATGTTTCCAAGGGTAGTAAGGCTTTTTCCTATTTTGGTGTAATAACTAAAAATTATTTTATACAAAAGGTTAAATCTTCTAATAAAAAAAATAGGACGGATGTTTGTTTCGATAAAGAATTAATTAAAGATATGGAAGTTGATGGAAATATGATTGAGTATCCTTGTGATTTTATTGCAGAAAAAAAAGAATTTATGAATCTTTTGAAAGAAGAGATAAAGAAGTGGCGCTCTAAATTTATAAAGGAACATGAAAGGTTGGTTTTGGAATCAATTATAATTCTTTTTCATAATCCAGATTTGGTAGATATTCACAATAAAAAGCGGTATTTATTTATATATAAGAGAAATAACGAATTTAAATACCAAGCAAATAGTTAATTCATTAAATAAATTTAAGAAGAAATATAAAATATTTAAAAGAAAATATCTTAACGGGGAGATATAATTATAATATGGAAAAAGATTTAGATGTAATTTTAGATAAAATATGGGTTCAGGCAAGAAAAGATAGGGATTGTGCAATAGAATCTTATGAAGATTTGAGATCTAAAATGGATACTCTTCAGGATTATGCGATTAATGGACAAAATCTTGCTAAATTTTTAGAATTAATGGGCAAAACAACTTCTCAACTAGTTGATTTATATAAGGTGGTAAATAAAAAAGAAGACAATAGGGTAGAAAATATCAATTTTTCTGATGAAGAGTTGGATAAAATATATGAAGAAACCCAAAAACCAGAACAAAAAAAGAAAAAAAGGGGACGACCCAAGAAGAATGAGTCATCTAAGTAGTGTAGATATTTTGGAATTGGTAGATAGATATCAATTTTTGTTAAAAGAATATATCAAATTAACGTCTGAGCTTATTCCTGTAATGGATAAGTTCGGAAAAGTAAGAAAAGAATTGCAATTGATAGTTTTGGAATTAAAAGAAAGAGGCAAAGACATAGAAGATCCGGAAGAATTAAAGAGTTTTTTTGAAGAAAAGTTAAAGGAAGTTAATAATAAATGTCAAGAAGAATAATCACAGAAAGAGAAGTGAATAATCCAGAATTGATTTTGGATAATTTAATAGCAGATTATTTAGAGGGAAATTTAGATCAAAATAAATTTTTATATAGGGCACTTGTAAAGGAAATAGACCATGAGGGTGGTAGATTTTCAGAAAATCCTCCAAATCCTAAAAATTCTATTAAAGGACCAGTAATTGTTGATGGTCTTAGTTCGGGTGGTGATTATATTTTTTGGCCGTTTTTCCCGTTTGATTTAATGCCAATCAAAGAATCGGAACATATATATGTTATTTTTGAGGATGAAATGATGAGGGACGGATTCTGGTTAACCAGAATAACGGAACCAAATAATGTAGATAATCCAAATTTGACTCCTGGGAGCAAAAAATACGAAGAAGAGCCTGCAAATAAATTAAAAAATACTATACCTGATGCAATATCTAAAAAAACCAATGATACTATGTTGCAAGAAGAACAACCAATTGTTTCTCCATCGTTTCTGGTAGATAAATCTATAGAAAAGTATAAAGCAAAAACTGGTGATAGAGTAATAGAAGGTTCTAATAATACTGTTATAGTTTTGGGAAACGAAAATCAGTTTGGTAATATAAAATTGGTATCTGGTGATTCAAATGGTGAAATAGATGTTTCGGATTTAAGTGGACCATCTATTATAATAAAATCAGATGAAATAAGAATAAATTGTTCTAAAGATATGAAAATAACGGTAGAAGGTGATACATTATTAAATGGAGAGCCTTTGATATTGGGAGATAAATTAAAACAATTTTTGGGAACAGTTGGTAGTGTTCAAACTCCTGCTGGTCCAGGATTTATAACTCTGCCAGAAGTTGTTTTTTCTAAAAAATCGAAATAATATGCCTTTGAATGCTGAAGAATTGATTTTAAATATGAAAGGTACGCAAAGTAAGTTTCCAGAGACTTTGGAAGAAGCTGCTTCTAATTGGGCTTTATCGGTATATTCATACGCTACTAAGTCAAATGCTGGTCCTACTTTACCACTTTTTTCTTTTTTTTCTTTAAAAGAATTTTTTTTATCTTCTTTGGCGAAAAATTCATTCGTTTCTGATTTGGGTAACAATTTAAATTTATGGTTAAATTTTTCTACATGGAGTTCTCCCTCTCCTGGATTTGTTGGTTATGCGGTTCCTGGAGAAATTTTGGATTCTAAAAAAATGGAATTAGTTATAATGTCCGGAGAAATAGATAAAATAGATGAGTATTATGCCAGTAAAATACATTTGTGGATAATTTCTAGAAAGATATTGGTTACAAATATTAATACTGGTTCAACATACTTATATAATATTTCATGATTGGGACATAATTAATATAGTATGACGAAATTAGACGATAAAGAAACTAGAAGTGTAAATATAAAATTTCCATTGAAAAAAAGTTCTCGTGGAACATTTCAAAATAACGAAGAGAGTGTTGATGCAATAGCTGATGATTTGAAGATATTGATTCTTACAAATCATGGAGAAAGACTCGTACATAGAGATTTTGGTGCAAATTTGAGGCCATTATTATTTGAACAGCAAGGAGATTTTTTAAATCAAAGAATTGAAGATGCAATTGTTGTAGCTGTTGAAAAATGGATGCCATTTATTACAATTGTTGATTTGGTGGTAAAAGATAGCGAAAGTAATCCAAATTTAAATAAAAATGAAGTAAATATCAGAATAAAATTTTCTGTTGGAAATACAAATTTGACAGGAGAAACAGCAGTATCTATTAGAGGAGTTTCTATATAAATGTCAACAGATTTTATAAAAAAAAGAGATATTTCGTATTATGAAAGAGATTTTGAGGGAGTGAGAAGGAAGTTTGTTCAGCATCTTAAAACATATTTTCCTGATAGTATTGAAGATTTTAATGAAAGTTCTGTTGGTATGTTATTGTCGGAAATGGGTGCTTTTTTTGCTGATAATTTAAATTATTATTTAGATAGAAAATTTGAAGAATCTTTTATTGAAACTGCAAAAGAGAAAAAAAATATATTCAAACACGCAAAACAATTGGGATATAAGGCTTTTGGCAAAGTTCCTGCTATTGGAAAAGTTGATGCTTTTATTGAAGTTCCTTCAAGAACATTAAACGAAAAAATAGAACCAGATATGAGGTATGCACGGAATAATAAAAAGAGGGGCAAAATTAAAAAATAGTGCAGGTATAACCTACGAAACTCTAGAAGATATAGATTTTTCTAGTGTTGATATATCTAATAGTAATTATTGTACAGTATCTAATGCCGATCCTTCTACCAAACAACCAACTGCTTTTGCTTTAAGGGTCAATGGATGCAAAATAAAAGCTGGTGAAACTACAACTACTACTTTTACTGTTGGTTCTTATGAACCTTTTAGGAAATTAACTATAGTAGATGATGACATTATAGAAGTTATTGAAGTAAAAGATAGTAATAATAATCTTTGGTATGAAGTTGATTATTTGGCTCAAGATACTGTTTTTGATGGTGTTAAAAATAGTGGTGCCGATTCAAATGATGTTCCGTATATTTTAAAGCTAAAATCTGTTCCAAGAAGATTTATTACTGAATATGATATAGATTCTGATAGAATGTCTATTATATTTGGGAGTGGTGATGCAGATGCTTTTGATGGGGAGTTAATTCCTAATATTGGAGATTTAGCTTTACCTTTGTATGGAAAAGATACTTTTTGTGATTTTTCTATAGATCCACAAAATTTTTTAAAAACAAGAACTTTGGGTCTTTGTCCATCCAATACAACCCTTACTGTAAAATATAGATTTGGTGGTGGAACAGATAGCAATAGTGGTGCAGAAGAAATAAGTGAAGTTACTCAAAGTATTTTTGAAGTAGCAGATTCTTCTCTTGATTCTTCAATAATCAGGGATGTTGGTAATAGTTTTTCGGTTGTTAATCCAAAACCTGTTGTTGGCGGTAAAGATTCTTTAACCATAGAAGAGATTAGGCAGTTAATTTCTGCAAATTTTGCTACCCAATCTAGAATGGTTACTGCTGAAGATTTTATTGTTAGATCTTTGACTATGCCTACGAGATATGGAAGTGTTTTTAGGTCAAATGTTAATGTAAACCCCTTAAACAGAAATGCTGTAGAATTGGTTGTTTTGGCCAAAGATAATAATGGATATGTAACAGTTGCTTCAAATGATTTAAAAGATAATTTGAAAAAGTATTTAAATAGATTTAGAATGCTTACGCAAGGAATAGAAATTCTTGATGGTAAGATTATTAATATAGAAGTTAGATTTGGAATTTTAACAGATTCTGATATGGTTAAAACAGAAGTATTGTCTAATTGTATTGAAGTTATGAGGGAATATTTTGATGTTGATAAGTGGCAATTAGGACAACCTTTAAATAAAACTATTATTTCAAAAGTTATATCTGATGTTAAAGGGGTGATATCAGTTACTAGATTGGATTTTATTAATAGAATTGGTACTTTTGATGGAAGAAATTATTCTACTGATAATTATAATATTGTAGCAAACACAAGAAATAATATAGTTTATTTGGATGCTAATTCTATTTTTGAAGTTAAATATACTTCTAAAGATATAAAGGGTTTTGCCAAATAAAGGGACAAAGAGATGGGTTGGTATCGTATATATTCTACTAAAGATAATTGGATTTCTAATAAATTAAATGATTATTTAGATAGTTCTACTTATAGAATTACTGGTTCTAATTTTGGTAGAAGTCCTACTGTTAGGGTTTTCAAATTGTCTGGTACTTATCCAAATTCAACTGTAGAATTGGGTAGAGGATTATTTCAATTTGATATAACTGAATTATCTGGTAAAATTTTTAACGATAAAACAATTCCTTCTAGTTCAGTTACTTATAAGCTTAAATTGTTTGATTATAAGCATGGTGGTGAAGTTCCATCTTCATATGATGTGAATGTTTTTCCTGTTACTAGAAGTTGGGATGAAGGTAATGGAATTGATGATGATTCATATAAAGATTGGGGTTGGAGTAATTGGTTGAGTTCTTCTAGTACTCAGACTTGGACATCTCCAGGAAGTGATTTTCTTACTGCTGGATTCGGTTCTGGTTCTATGCATTTTGATTGTGGTGATGAAGATTTTGAAGCAGATATTACTATTTTGGTTGGAAATTGGCTTACTTCTTCAGTAGGAGAAACAACTGGATTAAACAATAATGGTATTGTTGTTACATTAAGTAAATCTCAGGAAGATAATAATACGGAATATAAAACAAAAATTTTTCATGGCAGAGAAACTAAATATGTAGAAAAGGTTCCATATATTGAAGCAAATTGGGATTCTGATGTAATAAAAGATCATAGAAATAATTTTGCTTATTATGAAGATAGTAATTTATTTTTTTATAACGTTATAAGGGGAGAATTGACTGATGTTACTCAGCCCGTCAAAGTTAGATTGCAAGATAATTTAATTCAAGATTCTTGTTCTTATAATGCATCTTTTACCGCAAGTAGATATGATACTGGAATATTTTCTATGTCTTTTAATATAGAAAATACGTGTTCTTTTTCTAGTTCTTGGTACGATATTTGGTTTTCAGACGATAGAACATTTTTTACTGGTACATTTACTCCTTTGGTCTTAACTGGTTCTGAAGTTGATGAATATGATGATTATATTGCGAGTATAATTAATTTTAGAAAAACATATAGACAAAGTGAAGAAGTTAGAATGAAAGTTAAATTTGCAAAAAGAAATTATACCAATCATGTATTACATACTTCTTCTTTGGATTTTGGTACTAAATATATAGATAAAGCGTATTATAGAATTTATAATAATGAAAATAATGAATTGGTTGTTCCATTTTCTACTGGTTCTATTAAATATACTAAAATGAGTTATAATAAGGATGGTAATTATTTTACATTATTTATGGAAAATTTTGTACCAGGTTTTCAATATAGAATTGAATTTTTATTGGATGTTAATGATAATGAAATTATAATAGATGATGATTTTTTGTTTAGAGTGATTTAAAATGGCTGATGATAAAAATAATTTTCGTTTATTTTTTGAAGAAAATTTGAAAAAAGATGGATTTCAAACTTCTACTGATACTTTGTGTTATGATGATCTTGCGGATTTTTCTCATGAAAGAGAAAAAATAAGTAGAGAATTAGAAAAAAGATTAAAAATAGAACCAAAAGTAGATTATGGTAATTTTTCAAATCATGTATTTTTTCATTCTGCCTTAGATAAATTTAATAAAATAAAAAGTAAAATTTTAGATGAATATCCATACAATGGAACAATAATAGATAAAGAAAATTTCGAACTTTCTGGAACTGATTATCAAAAATATATTTTGAAAAAGTGGCCAAGAAATGTATCATATGTTGAATTTGATGGTTCGACTAATTTTATTACAGCTTCTGATTATGATAATATATTAAGACCAGGTTCTTCTTCTTTATATGTTTCTGTTTGGGCACATGCCGAGATGCCTTCTGATGAGGCCAAAAAGAATTTTGTTTTGGAGGTTTTCAGTTCTTCAGAAAGTCCAACTAGAGAACATGGATATAGAATGTATTTTTCCCGTTCTGTTGATCCTCATATTGTTTTTGATTTACATTCTGGTTCTACTGTTGTTTCTGTTAGTGCTGCATTTTTGGTTCAAAAAAATAAGTGGACTAATATAGGCGTTATTTATGATAAACCGGACAATTTGTTATATATGTATTTGAGTGGTAATTTGATAGCTAGCTCTTCTTGTGAATTGAATTCAATAGAATTTAGTCCAAGAGTTATATATATAGGTTCTGGTACTTTGGGTGATGCTGATGAAAATAATCAATTATATACTGGTTCTCTAAATGAAATAAGAATTTTTCATACAGCTTCTAAAAAATATCATAAAAGAAATTATTGTCAACCAGTGAATTCTGAAGATTTTGTTAAATTATATTATACTTTTAATGAGGGTATTGTTGGAACTGCTTCAATTGATACTACAGTTGTAGATTATTCCAAAAATTCAATTCATGGTTTGATTCAAAATTATAATAATACTGTTCGCGTTTCTGGAAATGTAATGCCATATGATCCAGGAAATGTTATTTTATATAGTTTTCATTCTGCAGTAATATCTTTTACTTCTAGTTATGTAAATTCTGGTTCTGATTATGACAAAAAGAATAAATCATTTATAGAACGTTTAGTTGCTCCCGATGTTGTTTATCAGGATGAACAAGAAGAAGGATTGTTGAAAACATTTTTATATGGTATGGCTAGTTTTTTTGATGAATTGAAGTTGTATGTTGATCAATTTGACAATTTAAGAATAACTAATTATGATGGCTATAATGAAACTCCAGATCAAATTTTACCATATTTAAAAAGATATTTTGGTTGGAAAATTACTAATAATTTTGGAGATTCCAATCCTTTAGAATTTATTTTGGGTGAAAATATTATTGATAGTGGTAGTCTTTCTACTAATTTTACTGAAATTAGAAATCAATTTTGGAGAAGAATTTTAAATAATATTTCTTATATTTATAAATCAAAAGGCAAGAGATATGCTATTGATTCTTTTATGAATTCGATAGGAATTAATCCAAATTTGTACAAAATTAAAGAATATGGTTATTTAAATTCTACTTCTATTCAAAATCAACGAGTAAGAAGAGAGAAAGATGTTCCGGTTTTAGGATTTGGTACGGGAAGTATAAGTTCTAGTTATGTTGCAATACCAGATGTTTTTGATTCTTCTAAGACTGAATATACAATTGAATCACTAGTTCAATTGCCATATGCTAGTGCTAGCTATAGTGGTTCAGTTTTGATAAATAGTGGTGCAATTTGGCAACTTGTTGATAAACAACAACTAACCGGTTCTGTTGCTTTGTTGTGGACAACTGAAACTACCGGAAGTATTTCTGGAAGTTTATTGTTAACTGGTAGTGATGGTCAATCTTTATCTAGTAAAACTTTGAGTATTTTTGATGGAGATTTTGTTCATATAGCTGCGGGCTTAAATTCTACTTCAAAGCCGTTTATAGAAGTTAGAACTATTGACAATGACGAAGTTGATTTTAGTGCTTCTTTTGTTGGTCCAATTGCCTTTAGTGGTGTTTTTAGTGGTTCTAATTATGATTTGGTTATAGGAGCCAATTCTGGTTCAACATATCATTCTCACAACACTCATTGTTATATTGGTGAAGTTAGGGCTTGGAATGTAAAATTGTCTTCTTCGGAATTGGAAGATCATGCTTTGCACTTTGAAAGTATTGGTTTAAAAGATCCATTATCTACAAATCAATTAATTGGTCACTGGCCATTAAATGAAAATACTAGTTCAGATACAAATGGAAATATTTATGTATTAGATGATTATTCTAGAAATAATTTATGGGGTATAGGATCTGGATTTGAAGTTAGCAAAAATCCCTATAAAAGACATTTGTTGGAATATAATTTTTTGAGTCCATCTTATGATACTGGTTGGGGAGAAAATAAAGTAAGGGTGAGAAACTTAACTCATTTAAAAAGGGGAGATGTTTCCAGAGATAGTAATAGAGTTGCTTTAGAATTTAATTTGGTTGATTCTTTGAATGAAGATATGTCTAAATTATTTTCTTCTTTTGAAATTTTAGATAAAGCTATAGGAAATCCAGTAAATAAATATAGAGATGAATATGCTAATTTAGAGCGTTATAGAAAAGATTATTTTGAAAGACTTGGTGATAGTATCAATTTCATTTCTTTTTTTGATGCCTTTAAATGGTTTGATAGAAAACTTGGTGAAGCAATAAAGCAATTGTTGCCAGCCAATTCTGTTTTTGTTGGTGGTGAACAAGTAGTTGAATCTCATATGTTTGAAAGACCAAGATATAAATATAGATATAATATATTTAAGACTCCAAAAGATATTAATGAGGGAGAAATTAGTGGCACTTTTGCAATAATGAGTGGAGATGATATTAAAAGTATTGAAATTGGTGAAGCAAAAAGTACTTTTGCATCTAAAAAACAAGAAGAGAATACTACCTATAGTTCTTTGGTTGGAAATGTTAATAAGGTTTCTTCCAGAAATATAACCCACAATGTTAATGGCGATATAGATAAAATTTTTTATAATTTCAAATGTTATTTTGGTGATGGAGAAGAAATAGTAGATAAAATACCTTATACAGATTATAATTTTGAAAAAATTAATATTACTTTAACAGGAAATTCTGTAATAAATGATATTGCTATTGATTCTAGTAATAGAATTTATTCTGTTGGAAGAAAAGGTAATAATTGGGTAGTTTATAGATCTCATATTAGTCAAAGTGATTCTTGGGAAGAAATAGAAAGTTATTCAAGTATTCCATCAACAAGTAATGAGGCAAAGGGAATTAGTATTGATTCTAATGATAATTTATATGTTTGTGGTTATGGTGGAGCAAGTTTCAAAGAAGATGTGTTTTTTAGTGGAACAACTATTAATGATTTAGCCTTTGATTCGTCTGGCGCTATTTATGCAGTTGGAAGTTTTAATTCTTCAAGTGGTGGTACTGATAGGAGTGAGTGGTGGGTAGTAAAGTCTCATATTACTGAAAGTGATTCTTGGGAGGAGGTTGATAGATTTAATAATTATACTTCTTATAGTGATGAAGCTAATGCAATAGCTATTGATAATGATGATATAATTTATGTAGCCGGTTTTGCCTCAAGTGGTTCTGTTGGTAATACGTCTTGGTGTGTTAGAAGTTCTTCTGATTATGGTGCAAATTGGGGTTTGTCAGATTTGCATAATGCAGTTCATGGTGGTTATGATAGAGCTACTGGAATTGCTTGTGATTCTACTGGAAAAGTTTTTGCCGTTGGTTATGTTAGTGAAAGTTCTCCTCAAGATATTTTTAGAATGTGGATTGTTAGAAGTTCTTCAGATCGTGGTGACAATTGGGGAAAATGTGATTCTTATAGCGGTCCTGATGTTTGGGAAGATGCTCCTTTTGATATTGCAATTGATTCTAGTGATGTAATATATGTTGCTGGATATGAAGGTTATGGCGGAAGGAATCCTTTAGTTAGGCGCTCTACTGATGGTGGTAATAGTTGGAATAATGTTTTTAGCGAAACTGGTGGAGGTGGTTGGAGAAATTTGATTCAATCAATAGATACTAATTCTTCAGACGAGGTTTATTTTGGTGCCACAAGACAATCTAAATGGGAAATTTATAGCTCTTCTGATGGAACTAGTGGTTCTTTTACTTTAAGTGAAAGATATGATTGTGGTGATCTTGAAAATGCTACTGGAATTTTTTGTAGTGCTAGTGATTTATATGTTTTAGGAGATTTAACTGCATCTTCTAAAGATAGCAAGTGGTTTGTTAGAAAATATGATTCATCAAAACATACGTGGGGAATGATTGATTATTTTAATTCAGTAGTTGGTGCAAAAAAAATTAGATTAGATGTAAGTGGTGGTTTTTATGTTTGTGGTTCAACAGGAAGTGTTGGCATAATTAAAAAATATAATTTAGGATCTGGACAAACAATAGGCAAATCTGCTGTTGTTGGTAAATATAGTGGTGCAAATTGGACATATGATGTTTATAATATGTTTAGCAGTGGTAATGATGTATTTAATGATGTTGAAGTAGATTCTTCAGATTTGGCATATGCTGTTGGATATATAAGTTCTTCTACAAATTCCAATCAAAATTGGGTGGTTTTTAGTTGTTCTACGAGTCAAGATTCTCATACTTGGAAAATAGTTGATGAATATTCTAGTGGTGGAACAGAAGAGGCAAAAGCAATAAATATAAAAGGTGGCGATTTAATTGAAGTGGTTGGTCATGAAACTGTAGCCGATTTCGGTACTAATTTATTGATTAGGAGTTCTTCTGATGGTGCAATTTGGGCAACAACTGATGCTTCTTGTAGTTATGCTGTTACTGGTGCCTTAGATTCTTTTAGTGATATAGATACTGATTCTGCTGGTTATTCTTATGTTGTTGGGTATTATAGTGGTTCAAATGGTTCTACAGATTGGTTAATAAGAAAAACTACTACACATTTATCTGATTCTTGGACTAATTTTAGAAGTTTTGATTATGAAGATTTATCAATAGAAGATAAACCGAGGGGAATTTTTATAAATAGTGGTTCAAATAATTATATGGTTGTTGTTGGTTCCATAAGTTCTTCTGTTGGTGAATTTGGGTATATAGAACGTTCTATGGATAGTGGTTCTAATTGGGAAGTGGTTGATTTATTTGGAGATAATTTGTCTGCTTCTATTGCTTATGCAACTACAATAGATACTGAAGGCAATATTTATGTAGTTGGAAGTTCAGGAAGTAGCGGTTCTATAGCTGTTTATAAAGTATTGCAAAATCCTGGATTTTATAGAACTCAATATGGTGGCGATACACAATATGATTCTTTTAACGCTAATACTTCTTTGAATTTTAAGAATGAGTGGGCCAAAAGACAATTAAGAGATTGGGAATTGAAAAAATATCCTAATGCCCAACATTCTGGTGTTTTTATGAATAGTAAGTTTGGAGATTCATTTATTATCAAATCTCTTGATACTTCAAAGGATTCTATTCATTTTAATGGTGGACACAAAAGAAATGTAAAATGGACGATTAGGGGTCTTAGTGGAAGTTATGATGTAAATAGTGGTTCATTAATAATACTTACTGGAGCAAATGGTATAGATTTGAGTCAAAGTTTATTTCATACAGATTTACATATGGATGTTGGTAATATTGATTATCAAAGAATAGTTGAAAAAGCAACTGGTGTTAGTTTGTCTACCCCAATATTTGCATATGATCCAAAATTAACATTATATGTTTCTGGCGTTAATACTAATTTTGATAAATCAAAAGTAAAATTATTTTTTAAAGACGAAAATTCAGATGGTTGGTCTGATCAAGAAGATATTACTACTAAATTTGGAAATTGGATGAGTGAGAGTAGTCCAAGAACCGGAAAATTAACTGGTTGGATAAAATACGAATATAATTTCGTTTCTGGAAGTGAAATTTCTATGCCAAAATTTGCCTTAAATAAAGAAAAGGTTATTTTTACTTTATCTGCTACACAGGCATCTGAAATTTATGCATTTAAAGATATAAAGTTGGAATTTAATGTTCCATTGGCAAATGTTGGTTTGGAATATTATCGTGATTTACATAATCAGAATATTGAAGAAAAGTGGATAAATCGTGATGTTATAAAGAAAATAGAGGATTGATATGCGTAGTTTTAGAGATATAAGTTATTATAATTGGAAAGATATTTTAGAAATTTCTCCACCACCAAATTCTATTAATCCTGCATTTGCTTCTTTTAATTGTATTTGTCAAGATATTGATAGTGGTAAAATTTATGTTGCTGGAGCAATTAGATATGAATCTGATTGGGGAAGTATTCGTAAAAGTTGTAATGGTGGAAATACTTGGGAAGAAATTGATTTGTTGAAAGCTAGTAGTAATGTGGTTGCATCGTCATATAAATGTGTAGCATGTGATTCTACTGGTAATATTTATGTTGGTGGTCAGGAATCCAACTTGAGTGTTTTGAGAAAATCTACTAATGGTTCTAGTGGTTCATTTCAAACAATAGATTCTAGTGTTAATAATGCAATAATTAACGGAATAGTAATTGATTCAAATGATAATATTTATACTTGTGGATATGAAAATATAGAACCAGAAAGTGTTCGCGTTTTTTTTGTAAGAAAATCTACTGATGGTTCTAGCGGTTCATTTTCTACTATTGATAGTGTTGACAGGGTTTCCAATTCAGAAAATACAGAAGGGTATTCTATTGTTGTAGATTCAAATGATGTTGTTTATGTTTGTGGATATGAAACTGTTACTGGTGAGGGTAAAAATTGGATGTTGTTTATGTTTGTGGATATGAAACTGTTACTGGTGAGGGTAAAAATTGGATTGTAAGAAAATCTACTGATGGTTCTAGTGGTTCATTTTCATATGTTGATAGTGTAAATAGGACATCTTATAGTGATATAGCTTTTTCATTGGCAGTAGATTCAAATAATAGTGTTTATGTTGTTGGTCGTATAGTTGATGGTTCGGGTTTTAGTTGGATTGTAAGAAAATCTACTGATGGTTCTAGTGGTTCATTTTCATATGTTGATGATTTTAAAAGAGATTATAATTTGGGTGCTGATACTGCTAGAGATATATTAATAACTTCTGAAAATAATATATATGTGTGTGGTGTAGGATCGGGAAAAAAGGGAATTGTTAGAAATGGCAAATTAACTTCAAATTCTGCTTCTCTTGGTCCAAAAATGCTTGCTAGATCTATAAATTATGTTCAAGAAGAAATTTCTGGTTCAACAATAGAAAAATGGAAATTAAATAATATTTCAGAATTTCCTCATAGTGATGGCTTATTTCAAATACCCAATTTAGTTCTTGGCACTTTAGATAGTGGAAAAATTGGTAAAGATGATGATGCAATAGTTCAAGTTATGCATTATGGAAGTGTTGTTTATGTTATGTGGCCAAAACAAGATGAAGAATCTCATATCAAAGGATATGCCGATTCTTCAGTTGGTTCAAGACCCGGAAAATTAACAACAGATTGGAGTCCTGGCGAATGGTATGATGTTACACAATATGATCATTTAACATTATCGAATTATTTAACTAAACCTCTTAGTGGAACAATGGATTCTGTTCTTATAAAAATAGAAAGAAAACCGCTAAAAGATCTTGGTCCGACAACAGAACAAGTTGTTGAAATGGAAAAGTCAGGAAGTTATGTAGAAGCAATTCATAGAGATTTGATTCTTAGAAGAGATATTGATTATGGAAATACTAACATAAAAGAGGATTCTTGGTCTTCAGATATTCCATTAACAAATACTAAAGAAATTAGAATATCTTGTAGACAAAAAAATGGACAAACAGCAGATGAAAATAAGAATTTTATTTCATGGGGCAGATTAATTAAATCAGAAGAAGAAACATAAAATAAACATAAAATGAGTTTCAAAAATAGAACACAAGGAATATATTCAAATTGGTACAATTATCCAGGGAGACAACCAACTCTTCTTCAATTAAGTGGTGTATTTTTTGTTCATCAAAATGATGTTAGATATATTTTATCCAGTTCTGCAAACGAGCAAAGAATAGATAGTGATATTGTTCTTAGTGCAAGTAATATAAAAATAAATGAAAAATTAAGTAGTTACAATTCTCATTTAATTTTATCAAGTTCTATTGGTTCTAATGTGACAATATCTGGTTCTTTATATACAGAAGAAAATTATAAAATAGGTGGAACTATATATAGTTTTAATAATTTAATATTATCGTCTTCAAATAATTCTAAAATAGCTTTTTCTGGTAGTATAGATTTGGTAGAATCTGATAAGAATTATCATATTGCAGGAATTAATTCAGACTTAATTTTATCAAGTTCATCTACTTCTAAAATGGTTTTTTCTGGAACTATATTTGAATTTACTGATGATGCTGCTTCTACATATGGAAATGTTGTTTCTAAAAATTCTCATTTAATTTTATCATCTGGTGTTGGCTCTATTGTTACAATATCGGGTGGTCTTAATGTTGTAGAAAATAATGCTTATGGAACTATTCGTGGTGGCAATATTTATTTAAATAATGCTATTAGGTTAACTACCGAAACTGTCGGAACTCATGGTTTGCAAGTTACTGAGCAAGATGGAACTGTTGCTGAATTTTGGGTAAATAGTATTAATCATGCTTCTACCCAAACAATAAATACTGGTGCGGGTTGTAAAATCCAACAAAATAAAGATACAAATATTAATGGTGCTTATATTTTAAGATTGTGTATGGAAGGTTCAAATGATGAATTTATTGCAGATGGGAATAATGAAACCCAATATGGTTTACAAATAATTCCAGATATTCAGCAACATGCGACAAATCAAGTTAAATTTATAGATTTTTTAATTGCCACAACTGAAACTCAAATTGGGGGCAGAGGACATGATTTTGTAGAGTATCGTATTGGTAAAGCCGCAAAATATAGAGTTACCAATGGTGGCGATATAATAACTTCTGGAACTTTTAATGCAGTTGGCAATCATTTGATTTTAGATTCTGAAGAAACAAATGTGGTTTCTTCTGGAACTATTGGTACTATTCCTTGGACAACTGCCAATATTTCAACAGGTTCTTACAAAATAGGTCAAATTGCCTATGTATCTGATGGTGATGGTGGAAGCAAATGTCTTTCTATGTTTGATGGAACAGATTGGAAAGTTATATCTTTAGGTGCTACAATTGACAATGGAGCATAATTATTAATATGGGATTATTAGATCAAAAGGAACGCATTTTAGATATAGTTTATACGGATAAGGGCAGAGAATTGTTATCTAAGGGTAAATTGAAAATTAAATATTACGCATTTTCTGATGAAGGTATAAATTATAGTGGTTCCATGGTTCAGTTGAATGGTGGATTATATGATTATTTAACTTCATCTATTGCTTCTGGTACTACTTTTGATCAATATATTCATAGAAATTTAAGTTTTGAGGCTGATCAAAGAAAAGGTTATGATAATCAAGAGCCTTTAGATTTGTCTAGTTTTCTTTATACGGTTTCTTCAAATAGTAAAGTTACTCCCAAAATAAGATTTAGTGAAACTGGAACGATAGAATTGAAAAGAACTTATATATATCAAACGATTTCTGATATAGATGAAATTCCAAGAGGCTTTAAGGACGCTATAATTAAAATAACTACTGAAGTTAAAAATAGAAAAGATATTAAATATGATTATGGAAATTTGCAATTAATAAGGATGAGTGAAGAAAGTGAAAGGTGATAGATTAAAATTTGTAGGAGATGATTGTTATAGATTTGATGATTCTTCATTTTTAAATTTAAATAGTGGAGTTATTAATACCGTTCCGTTTTATAAATTAGAAGATAAAGTATCTTTTGATGAAGTAGAATTGGTAGTCGGTTGTGATGAAAAAGAAATAGAAATAAAATTATTTACAGATGACGGAGAGCAGAATTCTGTAAGTGGTTATTTGGTGGAAGTATATTTATCGGAATCGGATAGATTAACAAAGGTGAAACCAAAAGATACATTAGATCCTGTTACTGGCGAATCAATTGAAGAAGGTTTTGAAAAATATTTTTATTTGGAAGTTAAATAATAATGGCCACAAAAAAAGAAATTTCCGTATCTGCTTATGATATTTTAAACAATAGAGACAAAGAGAAAGAAATCAACAATATTGATATAAAAGAAGAAATGTTTAAAGAAATGACTGGTGCTAGAATTACGGCATTCACTTCCGATGAAAGTTATTCAAGAGTTTCTTATGGCGGAAATATACCTACAACTCCTGAAATTTTTTGGTATGATTTGGAAAAGACTTATTTGAATAAGCCTGTAGTTTTTTTGAAATGGAGAGTTCCAGAATTTTTATTTTCAACTTCTGAATTGTTGGGTTTTAATGTTTATAGAAAAATAGTAAAAAGTGATTTGAAGTTTTTTGATAATTTAGAATCGAGATTTGCAATTGAAAGAATTGGTGGTGAAGAAAATTATATATTAGAATCTAATCAAAATGTTACAAGTGTTGGTGCTGTTGCTGGAGGACCTGGTACTAGGCCGCCACTTGTCGACGCTTCTTCTCCTAGTCAAATAAGTTTTGCTCCAACCCCCGATAATGTTTATTATGGACAAACAGAATCTCTCCCGGTTCAAGATAGTTTTGAAAATATAGCCTTTGTTAACTATAATGATTTTACTAAAATACAAAATATGACAAAGGTAACGGTAACCAGGAAAGGTTTTGTTAATGTTTTTTTTAGAGATGAGTCGGTTAGATATGGTGGTTCATATGTTTATTATGTTACTGCTGTTTCAAAAAATAGTATAGAAAGTGCTACTTCTAATGAAGTTAAAATGATAATTAATTATTTTAAACCAATTAGTAAACCGGTTTTTTGTAAATCTAAATATATTCAAGAATTAAATTCTTTTAAGGCATCTTTTAAAGTTAACAATAAAGATAATATATACGAAATGTTGGTATTTAGGAAAGAAAGGAGAGAAACATATTATAAATATTTAGTTAAAGTTTTTAATATTAATGATAATATATCTTTTACAGATACTACTATTAAAAATAGAAAAACCTATGATTATAGAATATTTGTAAAAAATATTTTTGGTGTAATATCTGATCCGTTAGAATTTTCAAAATTTATTCCTCAACCACCTATGGAAGAAAAAAGTAGATTTAATAATTTGGAAGATCCTATCTTTTTTGCAATTCAAAATCAAGATGGAATGGGAGTAGATATAATAGTTTCTCCAAATGATTGTAATATTTTATATTATAAATTATTAAGAAAAGATGTTACGATCGGAGAAACTAGTTTTAGTTTTCCTTCTAGTATTTATACTAATTATGGTGGTAATTATGCTTGGTCTGATAATTATTTTTATGTTGAGTGGGAATCAAAATATCTTAATAGTTCTTTGAAATATTTGCCAGATTTTCCAAAAGATGTTCTTTTGAAGGGAATTATTTTTAATGATAGAGCTGTAGAATTAAATCATGTATATGTTTATAGATTAGTTGGATATGATCGTTTTGGAAACAAAACAAGTGCAATTTCTACTAGAATTGAAGTTGGATCCAAAAAAAGTATTAGACCGCCAATAAATTTATTTGCCAAAAAAATAAGAGAATATCCTATGAGATTTTTAATTGAATGGGATAATGATTTTATTGTTAAGGAAGGAACCGAAGATAATTATAAATATTTAGTTCAAAGAAAAAGAGATGGTGATAATGTTTATGAATCTTTTGTTTTGGTGTCTGGAAGATATATTTGGGATGAATTTGCTGCTAGTGATTCTTTAAGTGATGTTGGAATGGATAAAGATTTTGTTTTAAAAAATATGAAATTAATTAATTCTAATCAACCGCAAATAGATACTTCAAAATTAAGACCATATGAACAACCACCCTTTTTAGAGCCAAATTCTATTTATAATTATAGAGTTTCGGTGTGGAATATGGCAACAGGAGAAAAAAGTAATTTTTCAGATGAAATAAAAATTTCTACTTTTGGTGAAGCTTCTAGAATAGAAGAGGTTGGTTTTGAAAATATGACCAATATGTTTCCTTATGGTGTTTTGCTTTTTTGGAAAATTGATCAAAATGCATTATTGCCCGATCATTATGTAATTGAAAGGAAAACAAATGTTCAAGATTCTAAATTTAAAAAAATAGGTTCTTCATATTTAAAAACCGGTTATTTTGATGCAGGAGTAAGAAGGGGTAAATCTTATATTTATAGAATAAAAGCAGTAAATAATTATGAAAAAGTTTTAAATTTTAAAGACATAGAGGTAAATATAAGTAATGTCAGATAGTATTCCTAATATTAGTGATTTGGTTGCAAAAGATTACATTTCTGAACAATATTCAGAAAATAGTCCAAATATTTTGTTTATATCTGATTATATAGTTGATGGATTAAATAGGGGCTGTCTTATAGTTTGGCAAGAATATGAAAATTCTACTCACTATCATTTGTATAGAAAAGATTTATTTGAACCACATTTAGAAGAAGATGGTGAATTTTCTTACAAAAGAATTTTATTTGCTACTAAAAAACAATTAAAAAACATGACAAAATATTTTATTCCATATATTAAAAATACTTTAGGAATAAAGTTAAGTGATGAAAATAAAATTTTTGCAATTGTTGATAAATCACCAAAAATAGATAAAATATATTCTTATAAATTAAGAGCTAGTTATCTTATAGATGGGTATTATAATATAGATTATTTTAATTTATTAAAAACAAAGGAAAAAATAATTAGTTTTCCAGTAACTACTCATACTCTTAAATCTTTGTCTATTCATTATTTTGGTGAAGAAATATATTCTTGGATTGTACCACTTTTAAACTATAGTAATAAAAGTGGAGAAGATATACATGGATTAATTCCTTATTTTAATTACAATATTAATCAAGATGATGCAATGTTGAAAAATTTTGGCAACAATCCTGTACAAGAAGTATATTTACCTGCTCATAAAGAGGACATTATGTCAATATATTTCTCTTCAGTTGGTATATTTGGTATTCGTAAAACTATTGAAGCTATATTATTTATTTTGCATTTAGGTCTTGATGATCCCTTGTTGACATCTTGTATAGATTCTATAGATGAAGAAAATATGGTTTTTGTAGAAGAATCTTTTAAAGAATTATTTGTACAACGAGTAGATACAACCTTTACTTTTTCTTCTGATTTGGTTTTGGGTGAAAATGTATCATTAACTCAGTTGGATAAAATTTCATTATTTATGTCATATTTACTTAAGGTATATATTGCTTTTATTGGGCCTCCAGATGAATTTGGAGAAAGTATGGATGAAGAGGTTTAGGGAGAAATAGAAAATAAAATGCTTTGGAATTGGAATATTTTTAGTGAACCAACAGTGGTTGGAACTCCAACTAGTATTTATGATTCCGAAAGTTCTGGTCCTTATGATGAAAATACTAGCACAAGTTCCGAAAATTCTGGTGAAATAGTTCCCCAATATGAACCGGAAGGAATCGTTACTCCATCTGACGTATCTCAAAATTATGATATGGTCGATACAAGTTCCGAAAATTCT